TCAAGTCCCCCTCCCGGCACTACCGATTTTATCGAAAAGGCATAACGCCTGCTCGTCTGAATATCGGAAAATGCTTTCGTAAGGGTCTTCGAAATAGAAGGCCCTTATTGTTTTTGCTGACGGGTCGGCCACAATCCGCTGAACGAATATTCGGAGTAGCTGCTTCTGATCGGCAAAGCTGCCGGTTTCAAAGGTCTGCAAAAATCCGGTCAGCGTCTCTGAGATTTCACTCTCCGTGATTTTGCGAACTGGGGGCGGCGTGTAATTTTCGAGGGCTTCAATTTCTTCTTCCAATTTCCGTAACCGATTTTTCCGGGACTGGATCCCCTCTTTTAGCTCAGCGTAAATCTCGCCGGTTGAATCATTCGCCAACCGATTGACTAGAATATCGATTTCCGATTTAATTTTCACTTGGGACGCTCTGAGCTTCTTAATCGAACTGCCATGAGCGATATTTTCTCTCCCGGCCATCGCGTTTAGTTTTTTCATCCATTCCGAAATTTGGGACTCATTCAGAAAGCGCCGGCGGATTTCTTCGACAACGCAACTCTCAGCCCAAGCAACCGGGATCCGTTCCTTCTGAGTACATCCAGCCTCTTTGAAATTCAGATACCCGGAGCAGACATAATAATCGTAGGTTTTCCCGCGTAGCTTTACCGACTTGCTTCTCATGTTGCGGCCGCAATGGGCGCAGGTGAAAAAATTCCCCGAGGTGAAGAGAAAGCGGCTGGTCTTTGCCGAGGGAGCCGGGGGAACGTTTCTGATCCGCTTTTTCTGGCCATCTTTAAAATTCATATACTCCTCCAGGCTGATGATCGCCGGGTGAGCGGCTTCCGAGAAAACCCACTTTTCGGCCTCATTTTTGGGCTTCTTCGCTGTACGGCGGGGCTTGCGATTCCAAACATAAAAACCGGCATATTCAAGCGCCCGATCCCATTCCAAAATCGCTTTTAGGGTAGAGGCTCCCCAGATTCCACCGCGGGGGCTGGGAACTCCGAGCTGATTCAAGTGGTTGCGAAGTTTCCTCAGGCTCCAGGGCTGGCCCAGAACCCCAGAGCTGGCCAGGATTATCCACCTCACCCACTCCCAGACCTTTTTCCCGGCGAATTCGCGCTCGTCCAGTTGCCAAAGCAGGCGATAAATAGGCTTTCCGCTGCGGTCGTGGCCGCGAATCACCGACTCATTTTGATAGCCGTAGGGGGCTGTTCCCCCGTTTTTAAATTTCCAACCGGAAACCGGGTCCAGATTTTGGGCATTGGCGCTCATTTTGTCCAGAGTCCGGATGCTGGTTTGCACGCTCTCAGTTCGGGCTTGGAGCCGTTGAATTCCCCTTGACCAGATTCCGGGGATGGTTTGGGTATCGGCCGGGTTGTCGATAGGAACCAGGTCAACACCGTGCGCCTTGAGCCTCAGTTCCAATTCTGCGGATTCGAGCTCATCCCGGCGGCTGAAAGCCCGGTAGGAGTCCACCAAGAGGCAATCGATCTCTTTATAGTGGCAGGCGTAAGTCAAAGCCTCCTCAAAGGCTGGCCGGTTTACCCCGGAGTAAGCGGAGATCCCGGCATCCTCAAACCATTTTACCACGGTGATCCCATTCCGGGCGGCATAGTTGGTGATGTTGCTCCGCTGGCCATCGAGCGAAACTTTCAGCACCTGGTCAGGGGTGGATACCCGAGTGTAGCCAACGGCTCGCCGGAGAGAATTAGTTTTGATGGTCTGCTGCTGGAGCAGTTCAGCGGGAACCAGGTCGGAGAAAGAAAGCTTGTCTTGGGACATGCTGGGGATTTCTTCGGGAGAAGGAATTTTCCTTTTTGGTCTTGTTTTATTATTTAGAATAGCAAGACAAAATACAGTTAAAAGTTACCGCCCGCGGGGAGGAATTCGTCACTGGCAATGGAAAACCAAAAATATGCTTATGAATTCGATAACCCACATACTGTTTTTGGATGAATCCGGAAATCACGATCTTAATTTTATTAGTCCAGATTTCCCAATTTTTGTGCTTTGCGGTTGCTTAATCCAAATCGATGACCTTGAACAAATGAATAGTATGTTTTTGGCTTTTAAAAAAGAATTTTTCTATGATGAACTTGGAGATGATTACAAAGACGTTATTTTGGTTTCAAGTAAAATAAGGAAGCAATATCCGCCGTTCCAACTATTAAAAAACCGTGATAAGAGAGAAAAATTCTATTGTAAATTAAACCATTTAATAGCTGAACTTCCGTACAAAATCATCGCTACGGTAATAAGAAAAAAAGAGTTGATTGATAAATATGCGGTACCGTCTCACCCTTATAACTTGTCTTTAGAATTTATTATTGAGCGAATGGTTCGCGAATTGAAACAAGAACAGGATGGGCTTGGATTAATAGTGGCTGAAGCAAGAGCATCAACGCCAAACTCAAAAAATATAGAAAAAATATTGATACCCGAGAAACCTCTTAAAAGGGAAGATTTAGAGCTATATAGTTATTTTCACGATAGAAAAAGAGATGGAACAAGATATGCAGACTCAACAACGCTTCATCGCCATATTGAGGATATGTGGTTCGTTTCAAAATATAGAAATATCGCAGGATTACAGATAGCAGATTTGAGTGCCTATCCTATTGCAGGATTTATTCTTGATCGTCCAACCCCAGCATGGGAAATTATAGAAACAAAACTAGCAAAATATCCATCTTATATCGGCAAGGGATTAAAAATATTCCCCTTATAAAAAAACTTAGAGAGCCACCTTGACGGTTTGACTCTCTGAGCGATCGAGACATCCTCAATCCTTAAGCATATTATAAAGCATAGCTTTAATTTTGGCAAGCCTATATTACAAAATTTGTCAACCCCCTACCGGATTAAACCCAATCCCCAACTTAAAACTTGCTTGTTTAGAGATTTACACCCTGACCATTTTGCCGGGGTTAGCAAAAATGGCGTTAATCAGCCCTTCGCATCACCGTTTATTATTGTTCAAAGTCGATTGGGTTATTCGGCGTTCTATTATGAGTATTGCGATTCTTTTTTACAAATAAGACCCTTAATGCCAAAAAAAGTGTTGCCAAACTGCTTATGATCCCTGTGGGGAGATTATTGTAAATAATCGCTAATACTACAACCCCCAAAGAAACCAACATTATTGTAAACGATAACCATTGGGCGCGAGAATCTCTAACATCCTCCCGCACCATACGATCTTGTTCCAAGATGAATTTTAACCATGAATCTTCAGGCATGATTTACTCCTAAATATTTATCGAGATTGTTTCTATTAGTCAACGACCTACCTTTCTCGCAGCTTCTTCGATCCACTTGACAATATTTCTTTGTCCATCGTCATTAATCCATTCGTATGTGGGATATATCTCGGACAGCAAAACGCTTCTCCCATTTTGCTGTAAAGATAATTCATCCAAAGGGTTATGCCCCCGATAGTCAGTTAATCCCGTCCTAAAGTCTTTAACATTATGGATATAAATACCCAATACCCCTTTTCCATCTTCTACACTTTTGGCTATTTCGTATTTTACCCATTTGCTTATTGATGTTTCAGCACCAATTAATACCACCGTAACTGAAGTACTGTCTAATTGTGCATCAATCCACCGTTTTACGGATTGTTCACCTTGTCTTTTTATGGATTCCCAATTGGCTGCATCGGTGAATCCCTTGGTATCCATTGTTACCCAGCTATTACGAATTTGGCCGATCCTCCCGATATCTCTTTTGTAGCAAAAACTAAAAAAAACTCTTCTTGCCACATTGTCCTCCGTAATTTTATTCTACCCCCCAAAATATCTGCAAATAAAAGCCAATACAATTATAAGTAATATAATAGGCGCATAAAAACAAAGAATAGTTAAAGAGGAAAAAGCTTTCCAGTAGCATGTATAATAATTTTTGTTCATATGGGGTTCAGTGCTCATTGAGAATAATTCTGGCACATCTTCCGAATCGGAATTGGAAAAATATTTTGAGACATCCTTATAAAGTTCACGAAATAATCTTTCTTGCCACAAGAAATATGAATCCAGCCCCCAGAAAGCTATTGCGGGCAAAAGCCCAATCAGAATAAATACCCAGGACACCTCTTTTATAACAGCTACGGCAAAGATAGCCGCGATCAAGGTTATTCCCCAACCCTTTATTAAGAAGGAATTTTGTCCCATTCTATCAATTACATCCCTAATAAATTCAAGATGTTTTACCCGAAGATCGTTATTGTCCATTTTTTTAATTCGCAATTTTTGCTTTATTCTCCTGCCCAGAACAACCCCTCTTGACATAACCAAGCGTTTTGCTATAATGTAATCAAGAGGTAAATAAGATGATCTGTCCCCACTGCGGAAAAGAAATTGACCCTAAAATATATGCAGCCGAAATGGGAAGACGAGGCAAAGGGAAAACCTCTCCCGCCAAGGTGGCTGCCGCTAGGTTGAATGCGAAAAAGCCACGTCCCGGAAGAAAGAAGGTGAACTAAGTGGTAAAATGCGAAGCTAAAAAAGAAGTCGGTTTCCTGGAAGGGCTCGGATTATTGATTCAAGCTGGCGGGTATATTCTCGGCTTACTATTGCTTTTAGGCCTGGCGGCCGCTTGGGTATCGTTCTTCTTGTCGACGGTGTTTTAAAATGGATGAGCCAAGAATTTTACCGAATGGGGAAATTGTAGAAGCTTGCAGCCAGTGCCCCCATGTGGAGGCATTTGAATATGATGATTACGGGGATTCGGAGAGCCGGGGAGAAGACGACTATTACCAATGCTGCCATCCTGAGGTTGAGCCGAAAAGCCCAGGATGGGAGCCTGAGTGCGATCGAGGGGAGATTTGCAAGGAGTGCCCATTACCGAAGGCTAAAGGGGGAGAACAAATGACAACCAATTTCGGCGGGGAAGGGTGCGCCCGGGTGCCAAGATTTTATCCCAACGGCGGAGAATTAGTACCAGTGGAAGAGATTTGGAGAAAGGAGGAAGCAGTGTCGGTTTCCAAATCGATTATTGAAACTAACAGGCGCGAAACTGAAAATTTTATGAGATCGAAATTTGATAGGTTGGTTGATGCTACCGTGTTGGGATTATTTATACCCGATCCGGACAGATCAGACGGCAGATCCTAGCTGGGCGGATCCGGCGGAGAAAGCTTTCAGGTGAAGGAATTTAATTCGCCAGGCTCCTAGCCTTTTTAAATCCAGTCCCGTTAAGTTTGAATAAGATTCCCCCATGATATTCAATAAACCCTTTTCTACAGAGATTGGAGAAGGCCTCAAGATAGTTTGCCTGCACCGCAGGATCATTGGCATCGAAGAATTGCCTTTCTCCGATCAGTAAGAATACTCCAACCTGGCTATAACTGGGAAGATGAATTTGCCCGGATTTAGATGCGGCTTTGAGAATCTCTTTTTCATCTTCGTTTAAAAATATTTCTCCGACTTTTTTAGCCAAGAAATTGGTTCCCTGCGCAGCAAGACTGCAAAAATCTACGCAGGTTTGAATCTGATCAATCATGGTTTTAAACCCCCTTTTCCACATCTTTCCAATATGCATCCGCCCCGCCCGGGTATCCCCACCACTTGGGCATAATCACCGAATGATACGATAAAATAAAATCATCGCGAATTTTCGCCTCTTCTTCCGGGAAGTAGTCTGCTGGAACGAAATCTCCGGTATTCTCAACTTCCCGGCCACTCTTTAGATACAAATGAGGCCCGCCCTTGTAATAAGCGCCGAGGTATTCTCTCACCGTGCGCCGCTTTTCGTCGGCGATTTCCTCCGGAGTCATTTCTACATTACATTTGTTAGACCCGCACTCGGGGCATTGACAGAAATAATCGGGCTGTCGATGACCACAAGATGGGCAGTAGTGGGTCATTTTTTCTTTTTAATGGTTTCTACGATGGCTGTGCTTTTTCTTTTTTCCGCTTCTTTAACTGGGATAAATTCCCCTGTTTTTGCATCTCTTCCGATCTTGATCTCTTTTTTGCCTGCCATTGATTTACCCTCCCTTATTTATTTAATATTCCCTCCGCCCCCAACACAGCCCCCGAAGCGATCTCCTTGCTATTATGAATGGCGGTTTGGGCAGAATTTCCACTAAGCGTTATGGGTTCCCAGTATGGATCAGAATAAATGGTTTGTCCGCTTCTGAGCCTTTCTGATGCTATTTTAATTATCATCTGGGTTTTCTCCGGGCTGATTTTTAAGAGATTAATTGTCCATTGATGGCGAAATTTATCTACCCCAGAAAGCGCTGAGGAAAAAATATCTGGTTCGTAAATTTCGTAATCAGTTTTAATAATTACAACGTTACCACTATTCTGGCTTGAGGAAACGGTTCTTTCAAGGTAAACCAGAGAATTTATCGTAGCCGGCTCCACTTTTTCCATGGGGTAGTCGATCACGGCGACAACTCCATCTACAATATCTTCTTTCGAATACTTGATTTTATCCCCAAGACCCTGGGCATCCAATTTGGCGGTTAAGGATTCTGGGGAGGCTTCAGCGTTTTCTTCGGCAGCCTTTTGCTTTTCTACCAAGGCCGGAGGCGGAGAAGCCTTTCCCGCGTAAATCTTTTTAAAATCTTTTTCGGATCCAATATTAGCTGTAAAGCAAAGCTCGGTTCCGTTGCTTAATTTAACATAGAGATAGTTCTTGCGTTGAGCGGTGATTTCTCCGGACTGATCGGCGACCAGCCTATTCCAATCATCCACTGAAATGCGTTCCGGGGTATTTGGATCTTTTGGGAAATAATAAGCGACTGGGGCCTTTTGACCATTGGGTATTTTTTCGAAGGTGAGAATGTAATTTTGATAATTTGAGGTTGAATTTTCCGCCATCGCTAGACCAATTCCCGTAAACAGAATAAGCAAAAATACTATTTTTCTCATTATTTCTACTTCCATCCTCCTAAAGAAAAACCCTGTTTTCCATCGGATAGATCACGGCCTCCCTTTATGAGCTTTGTTCTTTTCTTCTGCTCACGCGCGTTATCTTAGATTTAACGGGTTTTCCTAATGAAAGTTTTTTTTCGTCTGAGACAAGACGTCTCTCGATTTTTTTTAAATCTTCCGCAGGGGGTAGTTTCTCTGGGTAAATTCCTTTTGATGTAAGGACACTGCGAACATCAGCATTATTCTTGACATGTTCATGGGTAATATGGTCTTCCATCTCAAGGTTGTCTCTTTTAATATTAAAACTGGTGATCTCATTCGCGAAATCTTTTGCCTTAATTGTAATTGTTGGTAAAAAATCAGCCAATGGGCGATTATGCGGAATTCCAAGCCTATTTTTCATATCCTGGGTGGTATTTCCCCCGAAAAGGGCTTGGTCACCACGGCTCCTTATGCGCCCAAAACCTCTTTCATCCTCAATCCTTTCATAAATAATACCGGATAATTCTCTCTCAGAATCAGTAAGTTTTTTTCTTGCTCCGATTCTTTCTACTTCCGACAGCCTTTTTTCAATAATCTCCTGCTTGCGCGTTTGAACAGCAAAATATGTTTGTGCGAAGGCTATTTCATTTTTTCGGGGATCTCCATTTTGAGCGATTAGGTAGCAGGCATAACGGGTAAGAGCAATATCGTTTATCTCGCGCTTTGTCCCTGAGCCGATATCGACCATATTGCTGACGTCAGCAAAATGGTTTTCGACTGGCTGGTTGGCATTTTGACAGGAGATTTTTGCCTTATTTATAACTTGTTCAAAATTTCTCCATTGGCTATATCCCAGCAATTCTTGAATTTCTCGCGCAAACCAAAACTCAACTCCGTCTTTGTTTTTAATATAGTCCTCAAATTGCCCATGCAACTTATCGATTATTTCTCGTTTCATAAGCCCCTCCTCAATCATTTTTCCACCACCGGTTTACTGTCCAGCGCAGCCTGAGCCATTTTGTCGACGGTTTCCCTGGTGTGGTGAATCTGGGTAACAATTCCGACGATCCGCAATTCATCTTGCTGATACCAGGTGGCCTTATCCCAGGTTTGCCCCAGACCGACCCGGCCATCTTCCCGGTAAAAAATATGGCTAACGCGGATCCCATCGCCAACGATGTTGGCCACAATGAGCTTGCCTTCTGCCGGCCAAGCATAGGGATTATTGATATACATCCAGATATTGTCCCCGTCCTCAATTCCCGGCTCCATTGAATGACCACGAACTGTCAATAGGTGACTGGCACCCTGGGATACCCGGGAGGGAACATCAATTTCGGTATATTGAAAATCGTCATTAGATATCACTCCCGCACCGACAGGGAGTTCCATTGCCATAATCTTTACTTGGTGATCCCCGCTAAAGGCCATCTCAAAGGAGATTGGCTGATTTATGGCATATTTCGCCCGGATTTGTTCTTCCTGAATTTTCAGGTCGGAAATGACCGACTGCTGGCCATGGGCGGGGGCGGGTTCGGAGACTTTTCCGAGAGTTTCGTCTCCATAAAACCATGACACCGGATAATTTGTTGACTCAGCTATCTTCAGTAAAGTTCCTTCTCCCGGAAGAAATTCTCCCTTTAAATAGGATGAAACAGCTTGAGGAGAAACACCAATTTTTTTTGCTAAATCAGACTGTCTTAAACCGGCTTCGCGCATGGCTTGTAATATTTTTTGCTTCAATATGCTTGAATCTCCTTGACAAGTAATTTAAAGTATGTTAAAGTAAAATCAAGTTAAGACAACACCAAACCCCTCCGGCCCAGCCGGAAAAAATTTTAAGAAACTAGTCAACACCACGCCGACTAGTTGGAAAGGAGATGAGTGTAAATGGTTCTAAAAAAAGTGGTTAGATCGCTCGCCTCCTTTACTGGATTGCTCGGATTCGCCAGCCAAATTTTAGTTAATTCCTTGGCGATTTCAAAAGCGGATTGTTTACTCTTATCCTCCGAGTCGACCAGACAATCCGACCGAATATTAAGATTCTCCAAATCATATTTAAATAGGTGTTTCTGTTCGGTTTTACTGGACTTTTTAGGCACAAAAACCCCCTCGGTAGAATTTGTGGTTATGCTTCTCTCATTTTCTCCGAGGGGGAATTTTATTCCTTCTGGAGGTGTGGCGTGAGCAAAAAGATACATTTGCGATATTACCGCGAGGTGAACGATTTTCGGCAACAAGACCTGGCCGATAAGGTGGGGATCACCAAGCAAAACTATTCCGAAATTGAGAACGGCAACGTTGAGCGGATCAACCCTCAATACCTGGTTGAATGGGCAGCCATGCTCAATGTGAGCGTGGACGAATTGCTTACCGGAAAGCGTGCTTCTCATACCTAAATCGTAACACGAAATTTCGGTTTTGGAAAAACTCAACAAAAATTTGGGAGGTGTGGACAAATGGCAGGAGGCAGACCAAGCAGAACCCCGGCGGTGGATGAGGCAATAGAACTCAATATTGAGGCTATCGCTAAAATCATGGATGCCCAAAAACTTAGAGATTTCCTAGCCAAAACCAATTCCGAGTGCGATGAAATCAGGGATCGTAGATACCGGGATACTATGCGGGAGATCGAGATTGACCGGCTTAACGATGCCGCCCTAGATCGACTTAAAGAGTTACAGCAAGCTGGAATAAACAATGTTTGTGGGGCGAACCAAACCTTGGAAGCCGGAAAAAAAATTATCAATATCAACATCAATATGGGAATGGGAGACGAATAGATGCGCCCCGTAAAGCCGTTGCCGCCCCTAATCCGAGATACCCCCGAGGAAGCCAAGGCCAGACGGGAACGGGGAAACGATTTCTTTGTTCGCAGATTCCTGGCCCCGCTGTTCGGGATTAACCCAGATGTGGAGGAGGTGGAAGAGGACATTGACGAGAGACCATTTTTAGCCCAGAAAAACGAAGTGCCCCAGCTCGGGAGCATGGGGCCTTCAGTACGTGCGAATTGATTATAACACGCTCCCGCAAAATAATCCAGAGGAGGGAAAATAAATGAATAGCAATCAGGCATTAGTGCCCATGAACGACAAAGACCGGATCATTCAAACCATAGAAAGGAGCTCCATCCAGCTTTTCGATAAAAAGGGGGAGCATGAATTAGTCGAGCTGACTTTTAGGCCCCCTGTGCATACTGTATATGCGATTGGAGATAAGGCCGACGTACTTTCAGAAGTTTACGATTTACTGGCCCGGGAAATGGGGATCAGCTTTGGCAACCTGACGGTGGTCGAAGAGACTGAAAGTGTAGCTGCCATTGAATTATCAGCAGGATATTACAACCGCAGCGGCCAGCCGATCACCGACCGGGTAAGAGTTAGAATCGATGTTGATCTGCTTTTTCAAGAGAGCCGGTTAAAATGGGAGCCGCCCGTCAAATGGGTAACCAAGACAAAGAGCGACGGCACCACCTATCAATCCAAGCAAGTTGACCAAGACGCTTTGAAAAAATTACAAGCTTCCGGATACTTGCTTGATGAAGTGGTCTATGACGAGAGGATGGTCCCGATAGGGATTAAGCGTAAATTACCGCCTGAGGTTGAGGCTGAGAAATACACCGAATTCATCACCCTGTTGAAAAACAAATTGCAGAAAGCTCAGACCGTAGCCCGGCGTACCCTGACTAAGAGAGCATTGGGGTTCAAGGGAGTACCGGTCAAGACTAAGGATAAAGATGGAAAATGGAAGGAAAATCTTTGCATTTCCCTTTACAGCATTCAGCCTAAGCTCGGGCAGATGCACGCCGAACAAGTGGTCAATGATGTTTATGGGAAGGATGCTACAGACGATCAAAACGAAAAGGTAATTAAAGAACCCGAAGACAACGGGGAACCCGAGAAATTCAAACCGGCACCCAAGGCCACACCCAAGACCGAAACTCCTTCAACTCCCCCCCCGGCCGCTTCTGCTGACGGTTCTTCAGTTTGCTCCGATTGTGGCGAATCTGTGCCTCAGAGAATCCTCGAAATCAGCACGAAAAAGTTCAACTGTTGCCTTTGCTACAAGTGCATGAATACCAGAGAAGCTGCAAAGGGCGGTGATCCGGCATGATCATTGCTTTAAGCGGAGACCTGCACAATAGCGGAAAAAAGTTGGGCGACATCTCCTCAGCCTGGAAATGGGCGGTCAACAAAATGGTGGAGAAAAATACTGAGCTGCTACTACTGGCCGGGGACATTTTTGATAACTCGAATATCGGCACCCGGGAAGGATCGACGGGAACGGTATTCCAAAGTTTCGCAAAACCCTTGGATCACACCGGGATTTTTGATCACACCGGGATTGAAGTAGCTATTGCCGAGGGCAATCACGACCAGGCAGGCCCCGGGCAAGAGGGAGCGTTAAATCCGCTTAATCTCTCGCCCAGAATCACCCCGGTTACTCGCCCGATGGTTCGGGTTTTCGGAGAAGTTGCTGTTGCCTTCCTTCCTTGGGTAAACAAGGCCCGGATGATGGCCATGGAAGACTGCAAAAAGCTCACCCGGGAAGAGCAAGACACGCTCTTCGCCGGGAAGATTCATGGGGTTTTATCCTACCTGTCAGCAGAATTGGCCAAGTACCCTACCTTATATAAAATCTTACTCGGACATTGCGAGGTGAATGGATCGCAGACTCCCCAGGGGTATTTTATCCCCGGGGGATCCTTCGAATTTACCTCCTCTCAGCTTGAGTCAGTTGGGGCTGACATGATCGCCCTAGGTCATATCCACAAACGGCAAGGGTATTATCTTGGTTCTCCCTGGCAACTGAGCTTCGGAGAGGCTGATAACCCCACCGGAATTAAACTGATTGAGGTGGTGGACGGGAAGCTGGTCGGGGAAGAATGGATCGAACCCGGGGCCCCCAAATATCACGTAGTCAAAGCCGAGGAATACCGGGCGGAAGATTATCCCACGGGTGATTATGTTTCAATCCGCGGGGAGAACCTCTCCACCCAAGACCTGTTCGCCGAGAGCAACCTCCCGGCTGGCCATGTTTTTCAAAAGCAAGCCGAACGCCAGCAGATTCAATTGCGCTGCGAGGCTTCGGCTGATGAATCACCAAAAGAGCTGCTCGCAAAGTGGGCGGCTTTAAATTCCCCCTCTCTGGGTATGGAGGATTTGATACCCGCGCTGGATGGTCTTCTGGTTGGCCTTCCAGCCGGGGAATCCTCCTCACAGGTTGGGAGCTTGCAACGGATCCGCCGGATTACCATCAGCGGTCTTGGCCCGCATCTGGGGACTGAAATTGTTCTCAACGGTGCTGAAATGATCGCGGTTTCCGGGCCTAACGGTTGCGGAAAAACCTTCCTTCTGGAAACGGTGCTGGCCGCGCTTTTCGGCGATTTCCCCAGCCGCCCGGGATCGATTTACGACCACCTTACCCAGGGCAAGGCCACCGAGGGAAAGCTTGAGCTGATATTCGACAGCCAAGGCCGGACCTTCCGCGCCCTTCGGCAAATCAGGATCACCGAAAAAACCCAGAAGCAAGAAGCCTATTTGTTTGAGCTTATTGGCGACAAGGAAGAGACCATCGCCGGTCCCAAGGTTACCGACTTTGACCGGGAAATCCTAAATTTAGTCGGCAGCAAACACCTGGTTTATGCCTCAGTATTCGCCAGCCAGTTCGGAGAGGGTGACCTAACCGTCCTCAACCCCCAAGATCGGCAGGAGCTTTTCGCTAAATGGATGGGGTTGGAGAAATTTGAGGACATCAGCCAGGCGGCGAAGGATCGGACGAAGGAGCTGAAAGGGGCCAACGATGCCAACCTGCGCCGGATTGAAGAGCTGCAGAAAGAAGAATTAAACAGCTCCGAGGTTCAGGCCCAGGTTGAATTCCAATACCCCCATCGCGAGAAGGTCCAGGCGATTATCACCAGCTTGGAAAAACAGGATCAAATCCTTGGCGAGCAACTAGCTACCTTCGACGCTCGGGACCGGGAAATCGGAGAGCTGGGCGAGCGGGTAGCAGAGGCCGAGAAAGACCTGAATTCCGACCAGCGGCAATTGTCCCAGATCAACGAAACCCTGGCCAAACATGAGGAAACCCTCAAACGGGAACCGGCTGCCAGAGCGGCGGTAGAGGAATTGACCGGATTAAAATCCCAACTGGAAACCCTGCAAAATGCCGCGCTGGAAAAAGCCCAGGCGGAAGAAGCAGTTTCCCGGCTGAAATCTGAAAAGCAGAGTTTGGAAAATCAAATCCGGATGGAGGAGCAGAAACGGGAATCCGAGCTAAAACGGCTGGAGGATCAGGCGAAAAACCTCAGTCACAAGACCGAGCTTCTGGATCGTGCCGGATGTAAGGGCACTATGGACTGCCCCTTCCTGGTGGACGCAAAAGAAGCCCAGGTGCAACAGCCTAGAATCAACCAGCGAATGGAAGACCTGCAAATCGAGCTATTAGAGAAGGGGTTCGCGAAAGCCATTCTGCAGCGAATTGCCACCATAAACACCCTGCTTAATCAAATCCAAATTCCCGAGGCCCCGGGCGACATCGCCCCGGTAAGGGCCAGAATTGAACAATTAGGAAAAGCCGAAGGGTTCCTGGCCCAGTTGGACATTGTCAGGGAGCAAATATCAGGGCTGGAAATCTCCAGGGATGCCCTCGCTGTCACCATCGAAGCCAAGGAAAAAACTCTGGCCATGTTGCAAAACCGGTTCGATGAAAAATTAGCCCTCAGCGCCGGGGATAACGGGGATGAGAAACTCCGGGAGCAGCGGGAAGAGGTTCGCCAGCAAATCGAGCAACAGAGAACCGAAGCCGGCGCCTGTGAATATCAGATCGGCTACCTGGAAAAAGAACTGGCTGAGATCAAACGCAAGCGAGAAGAGCTGACCCGGCTGGAAGCTGAACTCGACAAGGCGCGGACTGAATGGGAAATCTTTGCCGCCCTCGCCCAGGCTTTCGGGAGAACAGGGATCCCCCAGATCATCATCGACAATATCCGGCCCCAGATTCAGACGATCCTCGACCAACTGCTTGAAAATCTGGACGGCCGCTTTACCATCAGTTTCGACACCCAGCGGGTGAACAAGGGCGGGACCATCAAGGAAACGCTCGACATCCTGGTTGGTGACGAAAAAGGAACCCGGGACATCAGCCGGTTCTCCGGAGGGGAGCAGAAACTCCTACGGACGATCATTCGCCTGGCCCTTGGACTTTTCCAAGCCCAGCGTACCGGCAACAAGCTGGAAGTTTTCTTCATGGACGAGGCTTTTGATTCCCTGGATCGCGAGAACGCCCAACGGCTTTTGCAAATCCTGGCCAGCCTGAAAAATCGGTTTAACCAGGTGTTTGTGGTTAGCCATTCAGACGAACTGATCCTTGACTTCCCCTGCCGGATTGACCTCTCAAAAGTCAACGGGGCAACCAAAGCGGAGGTGATTGGAACATGATTATCACGAAGATCATCCTCTTTGTCCTGGCCCTGGCAGCCGCCGAATTCTGGGAGGATTTCAGCTACTTTCTCAAGGAGGGGCTATGAAAAAGCTCACCCCTCCGCAAGAGCTTTCCCGGCTGAAATGGATCTTGGGGATGATGTCCCTGGCCGGAATCATCCTGCTGGTCTTTTTCGTCAAGGGATACTGCCTGCCGAAACCCAAGCCCCAACCAGTCGAAAGGCCCGCCGTCAAATACTTCATCAGCAATCAGGACGTGACCTGGGAAGTGGCCAGCAAGCAGAAAGTTTCCAACGAATTCCTGGCCAGCGTTTGCCGGACAGCCGGGGGAATGGCACAGCAAGCCGGGCTGTGGGAATCGGCCAAGGAGAACTACCGGCTGGCTAAGACCTATCAAAAGAAATCACAGCGGGCCAGATGTCCCCGTTGAGAGCATCAGACACCCAGGGGCGGAGTTTCTAGTCCATCCTCTGCCCCTGGGATAAATCAAACCAGAAGGAGCGTAAAAATATGAACCAATGCGGAACTTGCAAGCACTACACATGGGAGAGAGGGAAGGGAGCCTCTTGCCGCCCCGGAGGAACGGGGAAGAAAACCAAAGCCTACGCCGGAACCAGCGGGCAGGACTGCTGGGAGGAGAAAACCCCAGCCGAAACCATTAAAATCCCCGGAGTTGGGGAAATCCCGGCAAGCGACGCTGAATTAATCGCAGAAGAAATCCAGAAAGACTGCTTCGCTTGCTACTGGCGCGAACTGTCCGAAAGCGGGGAAACCTGCCTGAATGAGCACGCCATAAACCACGAAAGAACCGATCCCTGCCCCGGATTCCGCCCAATGGAAATGGCCGAACCGGTGGAACCCACTCTCGCAAGAGATGATGATTTTGGCACCAAGCCCCCTGAGCCGACCTTCGAGGAATCCCAGTCTGTGGTTGACGACCCGGAGGCCAGCACGGAAGAGAAGTTGGCCGAGCAGATGAGGATTAATGAGCGGTTGAAAAAGCAGCTGGTAGATTCCGACTTCATCCTCTCCCGCTGTAAAGAAGCCCTCACGAAATACCGGGCAGACCTGTCGGAAGAATTGACCAAGCTGAACTCCACCATCGCAAAGAAAGAGGATGAGCGCGAGCAGACCGAGGCCGATCTCGAAACTGCCGCCGACCTGCTGGAAAAACTCCGGAACTTGGGCCCGCACCAGGCCCAGCTTTTCGACCCGAAAGCAGAGCCGGAGAAGCTGGAAGAGCAGACCCCGGCGCCGGCAGACGAAAAACCGGATCCCGAGAACGAATCCGGCGAAACCGCGGACGATGATGCCGAGGAAGAAACCGAAACCCCTGAAACCCCTGAAACCCCGGACGAAGCCCATCAAGTCGGCTCCAATATGGCCGATGAGGTTGTTGGGGCGTTGTCGGAAGTTTAAAAATTATCCCGTAGGGCCGTCGGATCCCCCCACCTTCTTTCAAAAGTGGACACCGGCGGCCCAGGCGGGGGATTGGAGAGAATAAATGGCTAAAAGCAAAATTGAATGGTGCGACTTGACCTGGAACCCAACTACCGGATGCCTAAATAATTGCCCATATTGCTACGCCCGCCGGATGATGAAACGGCTGGTTAAAATGCAGCCAGGCGTTTATCCGAATGGCTTTGAGCCGACTTTCCACCCCTCCCGGCTGGACTACCCGGGAACGATCAAAAAGAGCAAGAGAATATTTGTTGGGTCAATGACCGACCTTTGGGGGGAAGGTATTGCGCCAGAGTGGAGGGGGCAAATTTATGATGCCTGCAATAGGGCCCCATCTCATAAATTTATCTTTTTAACCAAAAATCCCAGAAAATTAATTTATCCGCAAGAAACGCTATTTTTTGGGCTTCCAAATCATTTTTTCGGATGGACAATAACTAGCCATGCTGACATAAGTGTATTAACAAATACAAGCCCCAACATACCTAGGAACTGGTTTATTAATTTTGAACCGTTATTAAACCGGGTTTGGAACATACCCTATCAGGCTGCTGATAAATGCAAGTGGTTCATTATCGGCTGTCAAACCTCAGCGGGAAGGCCGGTAAATGTCCCCAAGCGGGAATGGGTTGAGGAGATTATCCAGTTTGCCCAGAGAAACCAAATCCCGATTTTTATTAAGCAAAACCTGTTAAAGGCGATACCCGAGCTCCCCAGGCTCCAGGAGTTCCCGGAGGGGCTGAGATGAGCCTGCCTATTAACCAGATCATCAACGGCGACTGCCGGGAGGTGTTGAAAACCTTCCCCGGTAAAAGCATAGATTTAATTTTAACCGACCCTCCCTATGGGCTTAATTTTAATAACGGAGACTTAGCCCATAGCTGGGAAAAGGCTTTTTGTGGTGCTAAAACAATTTCAGATGCCCGCCCGATTTTAAATGACGGCGCGGAGGAGGCCAAGGCGCTATTTCTTAGTTTTTTACGCGAGGCTAAACGCATCCTTAAGCCGGGGCGTTGTTGTTGTTGTTGTTGTTGTGGTGGTGGTGGCCCTAAGCCATTATTCGCTGAGTGGACTTTAGCGATGGACGAAATAATAGGGTTTAAACAGGCCGTAGTTTGGGATAAGGGCGGTTTGGGGATGGGGATCCATTACCGCAGGAATTATGAATTTATGTTAATCGCGCAAAAACCGGGAGCGGCTTGTATATGGAACGGGGGGCACAACACCCCAAACATCGTAAAAATTAATAAAATAATTCCCAACTCTGACCAACATCCAACCGAAAAGCCAGTTAAACTTATGGCGCATTTCATCGGCTTGCACTCCAATCCCGGTGACATCGTGCTTGACCCGTTTTGCGGGCACGGGCCGACAACTGAAGCCGCCAAAAAAATGGGCCGGAACTACATAGGGATTGAGTTAAACTCGGATTATTGCCGAATGGCAGAAGGCCGTTTGGCGCAGGAGTATTTGCTATGACCTGCCCGAAGTGCGGCCGCCCGATGACCTATACCAAGCAGAAGCCGAGTGCATTTGCGGATGCACGGTTTACGCCCGAGACGGGGTTTCCCTGGAGCAGGCGCGGGATGAAAAGGCGGAACACTTCGCCAGGCTGACCGAGGAGCATGAGAAAAAATCCGAGTTCTGGGCGGTCAGAATGGCCCCAAAACCGGCCAAAAAAGCCCAGAAAGTGAACAAAAGGGCCCCGGATTGTGCCAAAAAGACCGACAAAAACAACGAAAGTGAGGAAAACGGCGTGAAATCTGAGCAGAAACAAGCCAAGATTAAGGCAAAAATTAAGAAAACTGAGGCTAAAATCAACGAAATTAACGAGAAATACGAGGGAATTAAAGACGAGATTGAAAAAATCGGGGAAAAAGTCCCCAAAATCGACCAGCTCAAGAACTTGCTGAATTCTTTCGGAATGGACGACCTGGCGGATTTGCCCTACCCGGTCATCTGCGCCATGCGGAAACTCAAGAAGGTGCTGGATAAGTGAGCAAAGTTTGCTTCCACACCAGCAAAACCGGAGAGGGGGTCATCACCTTCACCCTCTCCCCCGAGGGCTTGGAGAAGTTCCCGGAGGCAAGGAGGCTCAAGGAGAATGACCAGGAGGGCTTCCTGGCTCTCTTAAAGCACGTGGTTGAGCACATGGAAGGAAAGGTACGATCTTTTCGTACCCTTAGCCCGACCGATGACGGGGGCTGCGCCAGGGGAACTTGTGAGTATGGGGGAGGGATAGACCGTGGCTGAAACCAATCTCCTCCTATTCGGAATTCCATACAGAGAGGTTCGCTGGGAAGACCCAGAAACGGGGGAACCTCACTTATCCGTACTTTTCCCAAGCATCGGAAAATCAGTATTGCTCGACCCAATCAAAAGCATGAAAAGGGCTGTCTATTGCCTTAATTGCCCGATTTTTAAAGCCACTTTAAAGGGGGAACTATGAAACTTCGCGCCCGGATCACACAACCAGAATTTTACAGCTCGGGAGATTTGCTTAGGTTGCCCCGGGAAATTAGGGAGTTTTACAAGAGCATCTGGGCGGCCTGCGAGGACTCCGGGTGCGTGGAAAACGACCCGTTTGAGCTGAAGGTTTCCCTCTACCCCTCCCCCCTGGATTCAGATATTACCCCCGAGGTGATCTCCGGGTGGATCGGGGAGCTGGTTAAACTCGGGAAATTGCTTCCCTACCAGGTGGGCGGCAAGGGGTACCTTTGGAGCAAGAACTTCCACCAGCACCAGAAGTTGAGCGGTTGCAATCGCCCCACAATACCCCTGCCGGAATGGATAGAATTCGAGCTTTATCCTTCCAGTAGGGGAGATAATCGGTCAAAAGGAGAACGCCCGAATGGAAAATACATCTTTCACGAGGGAAAGTTACTCGTATTTATTCGGGCAAATTCGGGCGTTGTCGGGGAAAAGTCGGGAAAAGTCGGGGAATCAGAAACCATTACCACATCTACCCCGAAAAATCCCGAAGAAGGTTCATTCGGGCAAATTCGGGCAAATTCGGGCACGACTCGTAACCTAACCAAACCTAACCTAACCAAACCTAATTTAGATAACAACAACATAGACCGAGGTATTAACTTACAGGAGGGGCCGGTCGAAAAATCCAGCCAAGGACCGGTTGAGGTTGTTGAGGAAAAGGTTACGGCTCCGGTTCCCCAGCAAGTCACACCCAAGCCCAACGGTTCACCGCTGGCCAAGCTGGAGGCAGAAGTCCCTGGATTCAAACAAGATTGGCCATTCTTTCGCAAGTTCCCGCAGTTCCGGGAGTTGTCGTTTTCAATCACCGGCCAGAAAGACGCTCACGCTCACCTGGTTGCCCTTGGGGTAAATCCGGGCAAAGCTGCTGAGCTGTTGAGAAAATATTCCACCCAGGTTAAGGCTCAGATCGAGCACCTGCCGTTTCGGGAGGTTGAATCCCCGGCCGGCGCGCTGATCAAGGCGATCACCGAAGGCTGGGAGTTGCCCCAAGTCCCCAAGCCTCGCTTTAAAGTCTGCGAGGAGTGCGGCAAGAAAATCCCCGTTCCTCTCAGCGAGTGGGGCGGGATGAGCCCCGAGAAATTCATCACCTGCAACGAGTGCCGGAACCGTCCAATCACGCCAGAAGAGCAAGCGGCTATTGATGAAGCTAAGCGGCAAGCGGCGGGATGGGGAGCTAAAGGGTTCTCCGGGGCAGTTGCGGCGGTGGCAAGTGGCGTAGGAAAGTCAAATTCGGAAGGAGGGGCTAGTCATGTGTAAATGCTCAGGGCCTTGCGGCCGGGAAATTGATTGCGCCGAATGCAAATGGTGCGGGCTGGGAGCTGATTGCGACTCTGGGAAAATGCTCGATCCGATTTGCGAGGCGTGTGCCGAGGAAGAGTTCGCCAAGCTCACCCCGGAAGAGCGGGAGGCCAGCCAACTGCTAAACCTGAAAAGCTCTCTGGCTGAGGACATTCGGGCGGCGATTAAGCCGGCTCGGGAATGGAAAGCTGATCATCCGGAGCCCACCCGCTGGCACCTGAAACAGGCGCGGGTAAGAGCCAGGCGGGAAGAGAGTAAGTTTCACGGCTTCACAGGGAAGGTTGATATTTATGGTCTTAAGATTTTTGGGGGAGATACCGTCCAGGGGTTGGATAACGATGGAACACAGCAACGGGGTAAAGTCTATCTGTGTGAAGGCGAGTGGTGTTTTAGGTATTTTCCGCTCGACCAATGGTCGCGCCTGGAGATTATTGAGGAGGTGCGCGAATGAAAACCCTAACCTTCACCATCAGCCGCTCGACCCCCAGCCTAAACGAGATAATCAACAAGCGGAACCGGTGGGCCTATGTAACCATGGCCGAATGGTGGAAAAAACAGATCCGCATTGAGGCGGCTGGCCACGCATTCGTCAAGCCGGTTCTGACGATTGTGCGCTACTCAAAAAGCCCTGTCGGGCTAGATGACGACAACTTTCGGGGCGGGTTTAAGCCGATTATTGATGCCATGCGCAAATGCGGGTTGATCGTGAATGACGACCGGGCGCATCTCATCCACGGCAAGCACCGGCAGGGGTATGACCGCAAAAATCCCCGGACGGAAATTACGCTCGAGGAAACTGAATGCGGATTATTTTAGTTGGCCCGCGGCTAATCCGGGCCTATAAATTCATCGAAAGGAAAGTTTACCACCGGGAGAGGCTGAACGGCAGCTTCTGGATCTGGTGGAACTGAGGAGGAGAGAATGAGGGAACTTGCTTGGTGTGCGATTTTCTTTATCGCGAGCATGGCCGGGTTGATGATTTATGATTTTGCGGTTTTTAACAAAATCACGAAGCTTCCGCAAGAGGAAAAGGGGGAAATCAACTCTGGTAAATTGTACCTTCCCTATATTATTGCTCCAGTAGCGGTCATTGGGTTGATAACTGTAATTATTGGGTGTGATCTCCGCGGGACCACTCAATTTATCAAGTTCATGCTGTTTATTTCGGCTGGTTTTGCCCTTGGGTATGTGGGGAGAAAGAAGCGCAAGGAGGGGTTAAAGCCATGATCACCGACTACCACGCCGGTTTATCCTATGGAGTAGCCGCTGGGTTTATCCTGGGGCTGATCTTCGGGAGCTTCTGCGCCATCATCTGGGGAAAAATCAAGGAAAGCAAGGAGGAGAAACATGGACAGTCTGCGCCAGGCCGCAATTCAATCGCACTACGAAATAGATCACGGGTCAGTCGGACTTAGGCCAGACTGGGAGAATCTTGTTTTAGCTTATGCTGACAAGCCTTGGTTACTGAACAAGATTGAACGAATATGCGGACGGTGTGAGCGAGAGGGCGATAAAAAGGAGTGCACCGGTTGTCTGCTCTCCTATGTGGATCAAAAAAATCAAGAAGAAAGGGCCAAAAAGAGATGAAGGATCAGCCATTGGACGTCATCGCGTTTGGAGATTTTACGACAAGGACGGGATTGGGGGCCGCCCTTAATTACCCCCTGCGAAAATTAACCCAGAAGGGAGTTATCAACCCTGTGCTGTTGGGCTTTGGATTCGACGGTTGGCAGATGTTTTTGCCCGACGAGTTCCAGGGATTCCCAATCCTCTCGGTCAGGGGTGACTCCTTTGGAAAGGATTGCGTTCCGGATGCCATTGGACGGTTTAGGCATCGGTTTGGGAAGTGGCCGGATGTCGTTTGGTATTGTGGCGATGTCCAGCGGTTCGACTTTATTTCCCGGCCGGAGAAGGCAGGGGTAAGCAAGGCCCACTTGAAAACCTTGAGTCACCAAAGTCGGGGATTCTTTCACCTCTCCTACTTTCCGATTGACGGGTTATGCCCGGGGGAGAAATTATATCCCGACCTGACCGACATAATCCAGCAGACCGATATACCCGTGTGCTGCTCAAGTTGGATTCAGAAAACCATCAAGCGCGAACTTGGCCAGTCAATCCCCTTCATCCCCCATGGCGTAGATACTTCGGTGTTTTACCCCATTAAAAAGGATGATGCCCGGCGGAAACTGGGGATTTATGAGGCGATGGAATTGCCGGAGAATCTTTTCATTGTCGGGATGATCGGGACCAACCAGCATAGGAAAAAGTTCGAGGACTTCATTCCTGCCATGGCCGAAGTGTGCCGGCAGAAATCGAATGTCTTTTTTTATCTCCATACTCAATTTGAAAACGGAAAGTTCGAGGGGGGGCATGATATTCTCCATCTCCTCGATCATTATGGACTGACCAAGCGTTGTATTGATACTCGGCGCTGGCTGAATTGCACGGACGATGACATGCGGACGGTTTATGGGATCGCAGACGTTCAAGTTCTGCTAACCACCGGGGAAGGCTTTGGGATCCCGCCACTTTATAGCCGTGCTATGGGTATTCCGTGCTTGGTTACGGATTGCACAAGCCTTACCGAAAACTGTGCTGATCAGTTCGAGAGGCTGCCGGTGAAAAACACCTTCATCGACGGGGGAGCCAATTTGGTTAGGCATCTGACCAACACCGACGAGCTGATCAAGAAAATACTTTTACTTGCTGATGACCGCAATTTCCTGGACGAGCTCGGGGCCCAATGCCACAAGTTCGCCCAGGCTTACGATTATGACAAGTTTATTGTCCCTCAATGGGAGCAGCTATTAAGGAATGCTCAGGCGGAATTGCTCGCCAATCCGCCGGCAGGGAGGTCGTTATGAAATCGCAGATTTGGGGTGAAACAAATTCCGATGCCACTATCCGGGAGCAGATGAACGAAAGATTTGCCGACGGAACCGCCTATCAGATGGGCACTCTTTGGGACGTTGAGCGAGGGAAGGAATTGGAGCGGCAAGTCTTTGAGTTGATGTCCCCATGGAAGGGCAAGCGAATCCTTGATCTTTGCTGCGGGGAAGGCGGCCTGGCCAACATCATTAAGCCCAAGGATGTGAAGGAATATGTTGGGCTGGAGCTTTCGGATGTGGCGGTTAAAATAGCCCGGGGTAAATATGGGGATCACGACAACTTTAAGTTCATCCAGGGAGATGCCGAGGAGATTCCTTTCGCTGAAAAAAGCTTTGATCTGGTGGTGGCCAGAGAAGCCATTGAGCATCTTCCGCATCCGGATAAGTGCATTGCCGGGGCTTATCGGGTTTTGAAGCCGGGAGGGGCCTTGGTGATTAGCTCACCAAACCGTAATTCTCTACACCTGCGAATAAACCGCGCCTTAAATAGGCCGGACTTTACCTGTTCATCTGACCACATCAAAGAATTTACTTTCAGGGAGGCCACCGAACTTCTTCACAATTCCGGTTTTGAAATCGTTAAAACCTCCGGCGCCTTCCTCATGCCTTACTGGGGGGTGATGGAAAATCAAACACTGCGCCAGCTAACAGACAATGATTCACTGATGGTCAAGACGATGCGTGATCTGGGTCGCCTGGTTGGGGCCGAATATGCCTTTTGCTATTTAATCCGGGCACAGAAACCGAAGGGGGGAAGAAACCAATGAATATCTGGAGTTTTCTGGCGGTGGCTTTTGGGTTGATGATTTTCTCCAGGGTTGCCGTGGATGTGTATTTTAAATTTATCGTTCTTGATGCGACCAAAAGAGCGATGCTGAACGAAATTAAAAAGTGGATTAAGGGGCCGAGAGGGGAAAAAAGTAATGATTAAAACCGCGCTTTTAGCCGGGGCCTTTGGCTACGGCAACCTAGGTGACAACCTCCTTCGGGACATCGCCCTTAAAATGCTGGGCGAGCGGTTCCCGGAGATTCAGTTTTTTGTCGACCGCCCTTACCCGGATCAAGAACTTAGCGATTCGGTTGATCTGAGGATCATCGGCCCGGGAGGGCTGTTATATGATTCCGATTCTGGCCATGAAGAATATTTTAAGACCTATCTCAAGAAGCCATTTATCTTAATGGGGATTGGCCTGCAAGGTGTCGAGCACGTTAAACTCAACGGCCTCACCGCTCAGGCTTGCCGTGGAGCCGACTTGATTATCACCAGGCACTTAGACGATCTGCCCATAATCGAATCACTACGGGGCAATTTTAACGGGGTTCATGCTTATCCGGATTTTGGGTATCTGTTCAAACCGGCCTATCGAATGCCGGTTAAAAGAATTTTTTCTCATGCCCCGATGGTTACCCTATGCCCGGTTGGGAATGTCGAAATACCCGAAAATTTCTGGCAGGGCGTGACCAATTTAGTATCTTTTTCGATACTCGATGACCCCAGAACGGAAAAGCTGGCCAGGAGGGTAAAGCCTGAGCGTACGACAGTAGAGCATTATTTTGATACCCCGGACTATCTTTATAACGTGATTGCCGGTTCCGACCTGCTAATCACCGGCCGCTACCATGCCGCAGTTTTGGCAAACCTGGCCGGGGTGCAGGTGGTGAGCCTTACCGACAACCGAAAGATTAGACTGGAGACCAGGAAGCAGATCGACTGGCAGCAATTGATTAAAAACCCCAGTGAATATATTCGGATGCTTCCACCCATATCCGTTACCAGTTCGAGGCACCGGCTGGAAGAAATCCGGGCCGGGAAGATTGATCCGCTTGTTCCGGTAGTGGAATATTTAAACAGATTTTAGGAGGTTTATGATGATTGGATGGGTATTTTTGGCAATTGGAGTCTTGGCGATGGCAGTGGCAATTATTCTCAGCATAAGGAAATTCCGGTTTTGCTGCAAAAGAAGCGGAAGATCCTTTGTCGTGATCATAGAAGGCTTAGGATATAAATTTTGGGAGAACGATCATCGTTGCTCAAGAAAAATGCCCCCTTTTATTTTCGATACACCGTCTTTCTCTTTTTCTGATGGAAGTGCATTTCGCGGAACTGGCGTTGTGGTTAAAACCGTAGAAGAATTCTTTGATAGACTTCTATATGCAGACGACTGGTGCGATTGGGTTCGGTTTTTTCCTTTGTCGGAGGAGGGGGTAAGAGAGGGCAAGACCTGGACCCGGGAGATGGTTAAAGACCTGAAACGGCTCGACAAGGAATACTTGTCGGTGAAAATTTAAGGAGGTTTTATGAATAAAAAATTTATGCGTGACTGGTTCAGGGTTATGGGGGTATGGTTGTTGATGACGTTGTGCGTTGCGATTATAATTTTGGGATTTGCTTACACAATTCCAATGGCAGATAAGGGGAACTGGATCCCTTTCGTCGGAATGACAATATTTTTTGTTTTGATTTTGTTCGGCTTCGTTTCGTGGCACTTTGTTGATTCCGGGGGAGGTAAATATCATTTTCCACCACCGCCGGCACCGCCCAAACGCTGACACAAAAACAAACCAGGTCAAAGCCCCAACTCGGGGCTTTTTTATTTGCATTCTTAAGGGGAGGAAAAAATAGCAAAGTGGCCAGAAAACATATGACACAAATTTCTATCACAACTCGAACCGAAGCGATTAGTCTTTTTGTCCAATTCGGAGCCAAAGAAGCAGCGAATAGAATTGGGGTAAGCCGCAGCTCACTTTATCGTTGGAAGCGGAGATCATCCCAGGGCAATCTTGCCCCCTCCCCCAAAATCCCCAAAGCCAAACGCCAGCCAACGTATGGCCAGGAAATTGTTGAGTACATTCGGAGTCTGGTCAAAACATCTATCCGCTTGGGTAAGCGCAGAATCAAAGTCATGCTGGACGGGTTCTGCCAAAAGGAAAACTTGCGCCCGGTAAGCGTTACTACCGTTGGAGAAATACTAAAGAAATATCAGTTAAGGGCCAGTGGTGAAGAGCAATCAACCAAAGCCACCCCCACCCCTTCGGAACTTGAGAAAATGGCCGACGAAATCCTCAATCAAAACGGCCCCCTTCCCGATTACCCATTTTTAACCAAGAAGCAGCTGGGGGTTAGCCGGCTAAAAGAATCTTGTTTTGGTTCTGGCATCGAGAAAATCAGCGCAGGATTGTCCCCTTTTAGCGGGGTCATCCACGCATTTAATGAGGCTTAATATGGATATCACCTGGTCACCAGAAAAAAGAAAACTTGGGGAGTTGGTACCGTGGGAGAAAAACCCCAGGAAGGCTACCGCCAAGCAGAAGAAAGACCTTGAGAAAAGTCTGACCACTTTCAACGTAGCTGAACCCCTGGTGATCAACTTGGACAACCGGATCATCGGCGGTCACTTTCGCCACCAACTGTTGCTGAATCTACACGGCCGCAATTTTGAGATCGCTGTCATGTTCCCGGATCGTCTACTAACCGAGGAAGAGGCTGTCGAACTTAGCTTGCGGTTAAACAAAAATACCGGGGGCTGGGATAACAACCTTTTGGCCGAACTGTCCCGGGATTTGATGATCGAGGTAGGATTTGATGAGATTGAGGTTGATGATATCCTCGGCAAAATCGAAATCGAGGAAGACGACTTCGACGCTCAGGCTGAATACGATAAAATTAAAGAGCCCAAAACCCGCCATGGCGATGTCTATGTGATGGGTGATCACCGCTTGATGTGCGGGGACTCGGCTAAGGGCGAGGATGTGCTTTCTCTCATGGCCGGAGAAAAGGCCAGGCTGATTTTCACCGATCCGCCCTACAATGTGGATTACCGCTCGCCCGGGGGAATGAGTTACAACTCAACCAAATTCGGCGGGACCGGAGGAAAGATATTTAACGACAACAAGAGCGACAAGGATTGCCTGCAATTTTACACCGATGTACTGAACAATCTTTATCTGGCCAGCGCCGACGATGCGACAATTTACTGGTGGTTCGCCTCGAAAAATGACTGGATCAATCGGCAGGCTTTTGTAGATACCGGCTGGCACCGGTCGCAAATTATCATCTGGCTGAAACCGTCTCCCGTCCTGAGCATGGGGCAAGATTATCACCGGTGTTATGAGCCCTGTTTTATGGGATGGAAAAAAGGTCAGAAGCATTACAGTAATAGAAAAATCCGCAACCTTAAAGACGTTTTTAACCTGGACGATATGGACCAAGAAGAACTTTTTGACGTCTGGATGGAACGGCGCGACAATACCGCTGAGTATGTCCACCCGACACAAAAGCCGGTTCGCCTGCCCGGGCGGGCCTTGAGGAAAAATAGCGAACCCGGCGACCTGGTCATTGACCTCTTTGGCGGATCTGGTTCAACCCTGATCGCCTGTCAACAGATGGGGAGGCGTGCCCGGCTGATGGAACTCGATCCGAAATACTGCGACGTCATTGTCGCCAGGTGGGAAAAATTCACGGGGAGGAAAGCAGAATTGATTACCCCCGCCATGGTGAGGTGATGGAATGCGAAATCAAGGGGATAACGATCCTAAGATTATCAAGCGCCGGGAAGTGGTGCTTCAGCTTCACGTGCAGCGAGTTTGCCCGGTATTAATTCATGAGGCGTTACTAAAAAAAGACGAATTCAAGGGCGTTTCGCTGCGCACGATCTACCGGGATATCGAGCATATAGAAGAAGATCTCGCCAAGGAAATTAAGGAACTCGGGCAGGGCAAACTCAAAAAGAGACTCGGGAATTTAATGAAGCGGTTACTAACTAGTACGGCAGAGCGGCAGAAATTTCTATGGGGTGTGGCCCGAGCGAAAGAAACTTCGAATGCGGCAATTTCTGCGGTTTCACAGGTTCGCGAAGAAGAAAAGTGGATGGTCCAGGTAATGGAAAAATTCGGGTTGGTGCCGGCTAACGAAAACCCGTTGATCGTCAACAACATAAACTTACCCGGAGCAATTAATGCCCGGGAATTGCATAAGAAATTATCAGAGGAGGATTTAAATGAGCTTACCCGTCAGCTTAGAAAAGCAAGTGACAAGCTTAATTGCCAACCTCCCGAGGATTGATTTTTATACCTGGGCGGAGAGGTATTTTTGCCTGGATCCCGATGTGCCAATGACCTTTGAGGGACATGAATATCTTCGGGAAATCTACCAGAATCACCACCCATACACGGTGATCGAGAAGGCGTCACAGATGGGCATTTCCACCTTCGCGGCGGCTAAATGCCTATGGGCGAGCGAGAATTTAGGGCTTATCACCCTTTATTACTTCCCCACCGACACCGATGTTCGAGATTTCTCCCAGGGGCGCGTAAAACCCTGGATCATCAATAGCCCTCATATTTTCGGAGTTGTGGGAAAGGGAGAGGCTGACAATATCGGCCTCCGGAAGGTCGGAGATGGCATGCTCTATTTCCGGGGCATGAAAAGTAATATCCGAATCAAGAGCGTGGCCGGTGACTTCCTGGTTTTCGATGAGCTGGACGAGGTTCCGGAAAAGATGAAAGAGGCCGCATTAAAGCGGGTTGACCATTCCGATTTTAAGTGGGTTCTGGAAATATCTACCCCGAGCATTCCCCAATATGGGATTGATGTCGAGTTTTTGAGGTCAGATCAGCGGTATTGGCAGCCCAAGTGCCCACATTGCGGAGAATGGAACTGCCTGGAAGAAACTTTCCCGGAATGCCTGATCCGGGATAGGGATGGGAAAGCCTTTATCGCCTGCTCAAAGTGCCGAGGAGAGTTGGATTCTCAGGCTGGCCAGTGGGTGTCAAAATACCCAGAAGCGAAAGAGCGGCGCGGGTATCATATCTGCCAGCTCTACTCATCCATGATCAATTTAAATGACGTTCTTCGGGCTTGGGAATCCGGCAAGTTTCTGGACGTCTTCTATAATCACAAATTGGGGATGCCCTATGTTTCGGCCAAGAATCGCCTGACTATTCAGCAGGTCGAGGCTTGTTGCCGAGATTATGAGATGGAGTTAAAGGGCGATGGTTTCTTTATGGGGGTTGATCAGGGAGATAAGTTGCACGTGGTTATCTCTCAACTTGCCGAGAACATCCGCAAGCATGTCTTTCTTGATGTAATCGGAAGTTTCGAGGAACTGGACGGGATAATGAACCGCTTCAATATCCGGTGTTGCGTGATAGACGCGCTGCCTAACCAGCATTCCGCCAGGTCATTTGCCGCACGATTCAAAGGCCGTGTATTCATGAACTTTTATTCTGAGCACCAGAAAGGCTCGGCTAATTGGAATGAGGAACAGCAAACGGTTACGGTCAACCGCACCGAGGCGATAGACGATGTTTTTGGAGATATTATTACCCAGAAGATTCAACTTCCCAAAGTCGGGTTACCCGAATCCCAGCAGTTCTGCCGGCACTGGCATAACCTGGTAAAGAAAGAAGAAGAGAATCCGGACGACGGTACCAAAAAATGGGCATGGGTAAGAGTTGGAGATGATCATTTCGCCCATGCTGACGCTTATAACAAAATTGCAACCAATAAAAATGCAGGAGAAGTTGCTCTGTGGGTATTTTAACAACAATTAAATCCAGCCTGTTTAATTGGGCATTCAAAGACGCAATGACTGAAAACATATTGGGTCTTTATGATATGCTCGGGGCCGGTGGAGCGTCTATTCGTGGCGCGAGAAAAGACTGGCTTGATATTTATGGGGAGCACCCCTGGTTGCATGTCGCAGTCAGTAAAATTAGCGAGGCCGTGGCAGCCGTACCGATTTACCTATATCGCGGAACCGGAAAGAACAAAACTGAGATCACGGAACACCCGCTTCTCGATTTGCTCAACTCTCCCAACCCGGTATTGTCCGGCTCAGATATGAGGTTTATTAGTCAGGTTTACATGGAATTGGTCGGCGAGGCTTTTCTGTTAATTGAGAGGAACCGACTTGGACGCCCCGGAGAGATATGGCCGATTCCTCCCAACTGGGTAAGGAGAGTGGCCAGCATAAAAGAGCCATCTTTTGACATCAATATGCCTGATGGGGCCAGAACGGTACCAACAGAAGATGTTCTTTGGCTAAAGAATCCTGACCCGAAAAATCCCTATGGACGCGGATTGGGTAATGCCAAGCCCACCCGGGATGATGTAGAATCCGATGAAAAGGCCGTAAAGTGGAATAAGCGTTGGTTCGACAATAACGCCACTCCTGGAATGGTGATCGAAACAAAAACCGATATCAAAATGGAACAGGCAAAGAGGATGTCCGAACTTTGGATGGCGACCTTTGGAGGGATAGCCAACGCCAATAAACCGGCAATATTGAACAACGGAACGCTGCGCGAGGTTGGAACGGGACATAAGGATATGGCTTTCCCCGAGTTGAGAAAAACCGCCAGAACGACCATCCTCGGGGCTATGGGGATTCACCCTTCAATTTTAGGATTAACCGAGGATATCAACCGGGCTAATGCCGAGGCGGGAGAATATACTTTCTCCAAGTACCTGGTTAAATCTAGAATTAGTTTCTGGGTAGAAAAACTAAACACTAAATTGTTACCGCAATTCGATAAGTCGCTCGTGCTTGAGTTCGAGGATCCTGTACCGAAAAACCGCGAGCTGGACAATAAGGAAATGGATAGCGGGATTCGCCTTGGAGCCATCACGATCAACGAATGGAGAGCGTCCAAAGGAATGCCTGCTTTAAAAGGCGGGGACATACTCCTGACCCCATCGAATGCCACGACAACCGAAGCAAATACCAGCCAAAAGGCGATAATAAGCAATAAATCTTTGTCTAACGATGAATGGGAGCGGAGAGCCAAGGCATTTGAGAAGCTGACAATCCCGCAAGAAAAAGACTTGATCCGTTTGGTTAAAAAGCTTTTTCAGCAGCAACAAGACGAGATAACCGGCAAGATTAAGGCCCGGGCAAAAGATTTCTCGGATTTACCGGGAAAACCGGAAGAATATCTGTTCAATCCGGATGAGTGGGGAAAAATATTCAAAGAGGCCTGCGCCGTAGCTATTACCGGAGCGGTTAAAAAAGCCGGAGAAGCGGCGATGGCAGAGGTAGATTCGGGAATCAGTTTCGATATTTCCAACCCCCTGGTAGAAAAGTTCATCGAACAGCGGCTAGACACCTACTTGGGTAAGAAAGTCCAGGAGACCACGCTGAACGCGCTTAAGGCACAATTAACCGAGGCGTACGATCAGGGTGAGGGGATTCCCCAGATTATGGAGCGAGTGAGCAAGGTTTATGACGACGCGAAAGGATACCGGGCTGAAACCATCGCCAGAACCGAAATAATATCTTCCTCTAACATGGGTGCACTCCAGGCCTATAAGCAGGCCGGAGTTGAGAAAAAGACCTGGATCGCCGCCCTGGATGAAAGAACCAGGCCAACCCATAGAAAGGCTCATGAGGAATACGGAAACAACCCGATTCCTGTTGATAAAAATTTCAAGGTAGGGCGCGGGAGTGGCCCGTGCCCGGGAGCCATCGGGATCCCAGAAGAAGATGTCCTTTGCCGGTGTAGCATCGCCCCGGTAATTGAAGATTAAGGAGGAAGTTATGGAACTAAAACCCATTTTTAAAGATTTTACCGAAATTGTTAAGGCGGGAGATGGAAGTCTGGTCGCTACGGTCGCGACAGAAGATATCGATAGGTACGGAGAAATTATTAAAATCTCCGGCATGAGTCTGGATAACTATAAACGGAATCCGATTGTGCTTTATGCCCACAATTCGGCTGCGTTGCCGATCGGAAAGGCAAAAGTTCGCAAAGATGGCAAAGCACTTAAATCAGAAATCATCTTCGCTCCTCACGATTTTGCTCAAGAGGTTAAGCGGCTGTATGATGAGGGCTTTTTAAACACCTTTTCAGTCGGCTTTATCCCCCTTGAGTGGGACGGAACGATTTGCACCAAGTCAGAGCTTTTGGAGTTCTCGGCGGTTCCCGTACCGGCTAATCCTAATGCATTGGCCGAGGCTTATCAAAAGGGCCTGATCGGGCTGGAGACTAAAGCCCTGCTCGAAGGATTCACCACTAAAAGAGAATCAGGAGAGAAAGATCAAGAAGAAATCACCTCCGAGAAACCAGCAGAACCTATTCCTCAATCAGAAGAGAATAATCTTGAAATACCCGAAACTGTTCTGACCCAATTTGAAAAAGAAGCAGCTAAATCTGGAGAATTTATAAAGAGTTGCGAGGAGAGAGGGATTATCGCGTTTTCCAAAGAGTTGGTGCAGGATTTAACCCAGCAGTTCTGCGGGATGAAAGAAGCGTTTCAGGAGCTAAACCAAGGGGTAAAAATCCTTTTGGATAGCCATAAAAAAGAGGAAGAACAAGCTCATGAAGATCCTGACCCCCAGCCTGGCGACCAAGAAGATGAAATAATCAAACTGGACGAACCGGAAACGAACCAAGACGAAATAGAAATCGAACCCGAAACGTTGAAAGCAATGATTAAAAACGTTGTAACCGGAGAGCTGGATAAGGCTATGGGTAAAATGGGCTAATCGATCCTCAATCAACTTGCGCAGAGCGCCTACGAAATGGGCGCTTTTTTGTTGCAAAAAATTTATCAAAAAGGAGAACCTCGTATGAACAAAGATGAACTGAAAAACATGATCACCGATGTGGTAAAGGAGCAGATTGCTCCCCTGATGACGGTGGACCGGAAGAACGCTGGAGCGATCGACGTCCAGGTGAAGGATCGGCAAGAACCGGTGGAACCCGGAACTAATTTGGCACGCATGATCAAAGTCGCGGCCATGGCCAAACGCAGTAGAAAAGACCCCAAAGATATTGCACTCTCTCTTTATCCCAAGGACGAAGCCTTAATCAAGGCAATGTCCGAGGAATCCGGAGAGGCCGGTGGATATCTGGTCCCTCCGGAATTCTCGAAAGACCTTATTGAGTTTCTGCGCGCCGAGGCGATTGTTCGCAGAGCCCAAGCCCCTGTACTCTCCATGAACTCGAATGTTCTCAATATCCCTAAGATTACCGGTGGATCCAGCGCCTTTTTCATTGGAGAAAATGAAAATATTCCGGCTACTGATGTGCAAGTTGGGCAACTGCAGTTGACTGCGAAAAAGTTGGCAGCCCTTCTCCCTGTAAGTAACGATTTACTCCGGGATGGCGGCGGAGAAAAAATGATGAGCGATGATCTCGTTACTTCTCTGGCTGGAGCCGAAGATACGAATTTCCTCCGGGGGAACGGATCTCAAAACTCTCCTAAGGGCATTTTGTATGCGGTGAATTCTGCCAATAAATTCGACGCCAACGGCACTATCAATCTGCAGAATGTTATGGCTGATTTAACCAAGGCGATTGCTCGGGTAAAAAAAGCCAAAGTTCGCTTAACTAAGCCAGTCTGGTTTTTCGGCACAAACGTCTGGCAGTACCTCTACACCGTCCAAAATGGGTTCGGAGTTCCGGCTTTTCAATCCCAGATGGACAGCGGGAAACTGCTGGGATACACGTTCCTGGAATCCGCCGACATTCCCGAAAACCTCGGTACCGGCGGAGATGAATCCGAAATATACTTTGGCAATGCCGCTGACTTTGTCATCGGCCAGAACATGCAGTTGATCATTGATATTAATGATTCGGCTGCCTACTACAACGGGTCGTCTGTAGTTTCCGCTTTCTCCCTTGACCAGACCGTCATTCGGGTAATTTCCAGAATCGACTGTGGATTAAGACACGATAAGGCTTTTTCGGTTATCGAGAAAGTCAAATGGGGTGTTGAGGCATAACCAACCAGGGGAGGGAGCAATCCCTCCCCATTTACCCATACCTACATCTTAAGGAGGACAAAATCATGAATTTACCCTGCGATCTGGGTGCTCAAATCAAGGCCAATATCGGGACCAATCCGAAGGCGGCCAGTTCAGAAGTTATCAATGGAGACGCTATTGATCGACTGGGATTCAACGGGGCCCTGCTTGTTCTGCAAGTAGGGTCTGCTACAGGAACCCCTACGACCAAAAGCGCAGCCGCTAAATTGCAAGAATCCACCGATGGCTCCACCAACTGGGGAGATGTCAGCGGGGCCGCAATCTCGGCGATTACCACCAATAACCAAATCTCCCACAAGTCGGTAAGCTTGAAGGGTTGCAAGCGGTATGTCCGGGCGGTGACCACCGTGGCATTAACCGAGGGTACCACTCCCGCCCTGCCGGTAAGCGCAACCATCTTGCTCGGCGGTTCCGATTCCGAACCGGTGGCGTAAGATGAACAATATACCCGTTAAGTTCACACGAAAGTATGGTGTTTATAATCCTGGAGAAACCGCCGGATTCCCGCCTGAAAAAGCAAAGGAGTTAATTCAGCGTAAGGTTGCCGAATCGGTTTCACGCCCTGGTTACAAAACCACCGAGATTAAATCTGGAGAGAGCAAAACAACCGATGTCCCTAATCCGGCCCAAAACCGGATGATGAGCAATCAGTAGGAGGAAACCATGCCCGCCTTGGCTGAGAATGCATTAACCACTACCGAGCTGGCCAGAAAAAGAGTCGGAGTTACCGGCTCTGGTGAAGACGATCTGCTTAACCATTTTATCAATTTCGCCAGCGATCGCATTGAAACATACTGTGGCAGAAAATTCAAGAAACAACAATATTCCGGCGAAAAGCATTCCGGCCAAGGCAGGCAGTTCCTGGTTTTAAAAAATTACCCCATCGTCAGCATTGATGAAATTAAGGTTGACGGCAATGTGATAAATACCACCACTTCGGATTTTTTCCTAGATGCCGAAGCTGGTATGCTGCACAATATCAACGGTTGGGTTGGCGGAATCGTAAACACCGCATGGTTAGACGTTGAGGTAAATTCCCAGGCCCAGAGATTTAATATCGAGGCTAAATATACAGCCGGTTATGTTCTGCCACAGGATGAGGCGGGTCAGATTGTCCGCACTTTACCGAGAGATCTTGAGGAGGCCTGCATTTTGTTGGTTAAGGAAGCCTATCTGGCAGACAAAAACCAAAACCTGGGGATTAAGCAGGAGGTAATCGGTGGTTACAGCGTCACGTACCAGGATACTTCGGTTAAAAACAGCTTCCCGATTCAAGTTCTTGACATCCTGAACTCTTACCGAAGGGAATCCTTTTAATCATGAGTTTTGATGGAATGATGATCCACACCGCTACGGTTAAACGGCCGAGCCTGGGTTTTGTGCCCGGGACTAAAAAGCCTGTAAATAATGTACCCACGCTGGTAACCGACAACTTAATTTGTAGAATTGAGCCGCTGTCTGGACGAGAGCAAGAAAGCGTGCTGGGGAGATTTCCCAAAGCCACTCAAAAAATAACTTGGAGAACCACGGAGCTAAAAAGCTCCGACATTATAACCTGGAGCGGGCAAGAGTTCATTCTCCAGGGGATTAAAAATTATTTCGGACACCACTTTGAAGCGGTACTGGAGGAGAAGAAGTGAGCGATTTTGCTCTGACAACTAAGATCGTGGGGTTCAGAGAAACGATAGAATCCCTCCAGAAAAAGGGTCAGCTGTTGGATACCAACATCAGGGCGGCCCTTAATAAAATCGGATTTGAAGTAGAGAATGGGGCGAAAACTAAAGTTCCGGTTGATACTGGGAGATTAAGAAGCAGCATTGTCCCCCAGGTCAGCAAGAGTGGCGGGACATATCGGTTGCTTGTAGGATCAAACGTTAAATATGCCCCTTATATTGAATACGGAACCAAGCCGCATTTTGTACCGACCCGGGCAATTTCCACCTGGTTAAAACGACATGGATTGCAGCAAAAGGTACTAGAGAGAACCGGTCTTTGGGTACACAAAAAGGGGAAGAAATGGTTCGTGCCCTTCAGCGCTTCACCTTCTCTTAAGGCATGGGCCGAGGCAAGAGGAGCGGTAGAAAGAAAGGCTATCCATGTAAGCGGTAAAGCTCACCCATTCTTAAACCCGGCCTTTGAGAACGTTAAGCCAAAGGTTGTAAATTATTTAATGCAAGCGATTGGAGCGGCTTTGAATGACCAGGCTGTTTAATAATCAAATTATGGATCACCTGGTTGGGTTGATTAACACGAACCTATCAACCGAACTGGGGCTAAAGGTAGTAAGCAAGGGCAACTTGACCAGTCTGCCGGCTCCGCAAGATCTCGAGAATTGGCTTAATGCGGTATTAATCGAGCCGAAAAATCACATCATCGAGAAGATCGCCCAGGGAGTAATTGATGTAACTTACAACTTCCGAATACTCTTCTTGCGCAAGCGGGCGGATGGCGAGGAATATCTTGCCACGGATGTCGAGAAAGCGGAGAAAATATCCGAATTATTGCTGGACAATTATACCCTAGGGAGTCTGGGGATCCCTGAAATTTCTTGCGAAAGTTGCTTGCCGAAAAGAACGGATTATGAGTCAGAAGAGCAGGCCTTATTTGACGGGCTTGAGCTTAATATTGGGGTCGTGGCCACAGAAGTAGAGGTCAAGACCTGCACGCATATTTTTTAATCAAGGAGGTACACAATATGGCTTACCAAGGGGCGAAAATTTTAAAGACTTATCCGGTTCTGATTAAAGGCAAACTGTACCAACCAGGCGAGATTTGCCCGGATATCCCAGAGGCTGAGGCCAAAGAACGCGAAGACGTTGAGCCGGTTTATGGGGCAGTTCAGGATCCTCAGAACCAATCTAAATTTAGCAAAAGAATCGAGGTGAAATAAAATGGGAGAGCTGACCAGAAAAGAACAGGGATATTTAGCCATGGGTGGTCAGACGGCCAAAAATGCCGACACTACCCCCACTACTTTCATTCGTTTCCAAGATGAGGCGTTGAAAATCGAAAAAGCCAGCGAGCAGTTGTCGGTGCATGGAGACGGCAGGGACGATAGAGAAACTATCGTAACGTCAGTTAAACCGGATGGAAGCTTTTCGATGCCGATTTACCCGGTTAGCTCAGCATTGGTAATGGCTCACGCCATGGGAAATGACAGGGTAGCCGGCAGCGCAGTCGCCGGAGGGGGAAGTTCAACGTTATCCGGAGGGGTAAGCGCCGGGGCTACAGACCTACCAATCACCTCGGAAACCAACTTTTCAGGAACTGACTGGTGCCAGCTTGAGGCTGACTATCACGAAAAGGCCGAAATCTGTCAGATCAACTCGGTTTCTGCTGGCCATTTGATCCTGAAAAATGCTACTCCCACGAAATACGCCCACGACACCGCCGTCGCAGTAAAAGAAGTTACCTCTCCCTATTTCCACCGTCCGGCCATGACCGATGTATTAACCTGGGTGACCCTGGAGAGAATGGTAGGGGCCAGCAAGCTGATCGATCGGATCAAGGATGCCAAAATCAGCGAAATAAAAATCTCGGGCGAAGCTCCTGGCAAGCCGCTTAAAATGACCGTGAATTATATGGGAACTTCGGCGGAGAAAAAGACCTCAGCATTGACCGAAACCCTGGAAGCCACTATGCCGTTGATCTTCCATGAAGCCGATTTCTACATCGACATCGACGAGTTGAAATCCGGCATCAGCGATAGCGCGACTACCGTGCTGACCGACTACCTGGAACGGTATGAGGTTGGAGATTATTTCCGGCAAGATGATGACGTGTTAAAGGTTTCCGCTAAGTCGGCTGCATCCGGAGCCGGAAGCTTAACCGTTGATCGGGCGCAACTCAGCACGATTGCGGCTTCTCATGCTACCGGAGTCAAAACCTTGCTCAAGACCAGTAACGTAAGCAAATTCGAAGTCGGTTTTAATAATGGATTGGATGACGGAATTGTCACCGACGAATTGACCCGGGCCCACATCCTCGAAGGAAAAAGAAAGGTAACCTTCTCCGGTACCCTGCTTTTTGACGATGAGGTGTTCTATAATCGCGCCTTGTATGGCAACGGCACCACCCTGGCCAGCGATATGCACAAGGGAATGATTTATATTAAAGCCTCGAAATCAGCAAGTCAGGCGATGGAGATTACCATTCCCTATTTAGTTTACCTGTCTGCCCCGGTCAATCTGACTGGCGGCAATAACGAGAAGATTGAGCAGGAGATCAGCGGGCAGGGAAATGCCGGAGATCAACAGTCCCTGACCATCAAATTCACCAATATTGATCCCACCAAATATTGTTAAGGAGGAAATAGCACAATGCCAACAATGTTAAACCTGGATGACCTTGATCAAAAAATCAATCTAACCATTAAGGGGAAAAGTTTAGAAATAGATTATCCCCTTGAAGCCATGATCCAACAGGTACAACTGGAAAAAGAGATTGGATTTTTAAGTCTGGCTACTCGAGAAAAAGGGCTTGGGGCCTATGCTGAATTCATAAGCAAGTACATTCTCTTGCCCGTTGACCCTGAAATGACCACCGATTGGGTTTTAAAAAATCTGAACTTTTTCCAACTGGTTGCGATTTTGGAGGAACTTAGCAAGCAACTCGCAGTCGGCATGGGGAAAATGATGGGGCTTAGCCCTGACGAGCTTGACGCTAAGATGAGGGAGATTCAAGAGCAAAACCCTTTTCCGAGTCAGGAGAAGGTGGAGAATCAGGAAGTGACTCCGGAGGGATAAGTTTCCTGACCATCATGGGCCAAGTGGCTCATTACTTCCACTTTTCTCATAGAGACCTGATGGAGATGCCATGGATGATATTCTGCGGGTATGTTGCAGAGCTGAGACGTATCTCCGCTGCTCGGGAAAAAGCACTAAAGGACAGCGAACGAAAGAACTGGCACAATAAGGCACAGGAAGAATTAGACAGAAGGCTGGGGGGTTAAAACTCCAGCCTTCTGCATTGAAAAGCGATGACAAACCAACAAACATTACAAATAGTCCTCGAGCTCGTGGCTAAAAACCTGGAGCTTCAGTCCAAAATGGCTCAACAGGAGCTAAAAAAGATCGAGGAAGCGGCCAGAAAGCTCAATGAGGGCGGCAGCATGAAAAAGCTTACCGACTCTCTCCAAAAAATGGAGCCCGCATTTATGGGTATTGGGGGAGCCGGAGCACTCGCTTTTCGTGGGATTATCGGCGCGGCATCGTCTTTTGAATCATCTATGGCCAGGGTCAGAACCGTAACCGGGGCAGTAGGGAAGGATTGGGATGACTTAAACCGTGTCGCTCGAGAATCGGCCAAAGATTCTATATATTCCGCTACTGAAATTGGGGACGCCATGTATTACCTGGGTTCGGCCGGATGGAAAACCCAGGAGATCATCGGAGGTTTAAACGGATCTTTAGTATTGGCGACAGCTACCGGAGCCAATCTCGCCGAAGCTACCGACTTAACCACCCGGGCAGTGGCCATGTTCGGTCTTCAGGCCAAGGACGCCAGCAAGGTAGCCGACATCCTGACCAATACTATCAATGCTTCTCAGGCTACCTTCCAAAAGCTGGCCATCTCCCTGCCTTATATCGGCCCGGCGGCCAAATCGCTAAACTGGAGCCTGGAAGAGACTTCCGCAGCCCTGGGTCTGTTGTACAACAAGGGCTTTGAAGCCTCGATGGCCGGGACTGGACTGGCTAATTCGTTGGCTCAACTCGTCAAGCCGAATAAAGACGCGGTTGAGGCCATGCACGAAATGGGGCTGTCATACAAACAACTCAATCCCCAAGCTCAGGAATTTGGAAAAATCCTTGACCTTCTGGGCCAAAAACACATGAGTTATCAGCAGGCCGTTAGGATTTTCGGGCTTGAGGGCGCAAAACCGATGCTGGCCATGGTCACCGAAGGATCGGCGGCGTTGAAGGAAATGGAATCCCAGCTCACCAAGGCCGGGTCGGCCACTAAGGCCGCTGGGATGATGAGTCAGACCTTTGAGGGGCAAGTGAAGAAAATGAAAAGCGCCCTCAACGAAACGGGGATTTCTCTTGGAACCGTGGTAATGCCCACGGTAACTAAATATGCCGAAAAATTAACCGAAATAACGAAGAAATATAACGAATCTTCCGAGGGAACCAAAAAGGCGACGGTGGCCCTTGGCGAGTTAACAACCGGAGTTGCGGGATTCTTGTTGATTTTACCCACCGCTTATCGCTGGTTGAAATCGATAAAAGAGATTCTTCCTTTAGTGGGTTCGGCGTTAACCAGCACTACCGGAATATGGGGGATCCTAATTACCGCAATAGCCGGATCGTTCCTAACAATTGACGCGGCTATCAAAAAATTCGGGCTATTGGAAGAAGCCGCGAGAAAAGGATGGGGAGCCACGGCCAAGTCCTTGGCTAACTATGCTTTACATGGAGATAAATCTCTCCGCCAAGATACCTTTTCAGGGCAAACCAAGAGTCTTCTAATGGAATCCAAAAAGACGGGCCCCGGTGGGCTAATTATTACCGGAGCATGGGATTCTCCTAAACCGGCTACACGTACGCAAGCGGACATTCTTCGAGATCAATTCCTGAGCGGGCGCGTAAATTCCAGCCAGCGCGACGCATGGGAAGACGGAGAACGAACCCCAAAGACCAAAAAGCAGCCCAATAATAACAATACCGGCGGCGGGAATGGCGGAGGAGGCGGAGGAGTTGATTATGATGCCGCTTTCGACAAGGCGAAAAGTAAGGCCAAAACCACCACTGATCAGATCAAGGGCATCCTTGATTCCGCCCGGATAAAAATCGCCGGAGCGGCCGATCAGACCTGGAAAGAGGAATTAGCCAGGCTGGACGATTGGCATACCGACTCTCTGGCCAAACTAAAGAAGATGGAAAAAAGCAGCAAGGATTATGCTCGCGATTCCCTGCTGATCGACCAGGCTTATAACAAAGAAAAGGCCAAAATTCAAGAAGACCAAAGACTATCTGAATTCAATGCCACCCGGGACGTTCGCAGTAAAATGTATGAGCTGACCGGAAATTATACTGCGCTCAGCCTTATGCAATTATCCGAGTGGGTGACGAATACCAAACAAACCCTGCGTCAATTGGGCGGCGAGGCACTGGTTCAAAAAGAACTTCCGAACCTCCAGAGAATTTACCAACTTCAAAAGGATAAAGATCTAAAAGAAGCCGGGCAAAAAGAGCTTGCCGAGCACCTGGATAAAACTAAGGAAGTCGGTTTACCGGCCGCGATGGATGAGTTTAATCAGCGCCGGGGCATGTTAAGCCCCGGTAGCGCAGCCATGGTTCTCCCCAATGAATGGCAGGCGGATGCATGGGGGCAAGAAAAGGAGATCGCCAGTAAACGGGAAGAGTTATGGGACCAGCATCTGGGCAGGATAACCTCAATTAACGAGGTTATAAAAATGTCCAACATGTCCAAATATGACCAAGAAATTGAGAAAGAAAACGAATCATACCAGAAAAAACAGGAAGATTTAAACAATTGGGCGGCAGACATGGAGGCCGCCGGATATAGTGAGGTTGAGATCAAAGCCGCAACCGATCAAGAAACGGAGCGGATGGAAGAAGAGCATCAGATAAACTTAACCAATATAAACAAGCAGTACGCTGAGATAAGGGGATCCATATTTCAGCAGGGGATTACAACCATGATGATGACGCTGCCGGCAGCTTTTGCGAACATGGTTGCTTATCAAAAAAGCTTTAAGGATATGGTTACGCAATTGTGGCAGCAGTTGGTTTACCAAGTCGTCTACAAGCTTATCGATAATATGGTGCAAAAATGGCTTGACGCCATGTCCAAAATGGGGGGCGGAAAAGGCAAGGGTGTCGGAAATATCATCGGAAAAGCCCTTAGCTTCATTCCTGTAGTCGGCCCTATCCTTGGCAGCCTCTTTGGTGAGCATGGTGGATACGTAGCAGCCCAGAACGGGGCTTATATCAATCGGATCCCCGGATTTAGTTGGAATGACCAGGTGCCGGTGATGGCCAGGAAAGGGGAGCTGTTCATTCCTCCCGAGTTGGCCAGCGCGTTTATGGGGTTGATGAATTTTCAATCCAGTTCACCTTCAACGGCCCTTTCGGCTGTTTCGGGGCAGTCGAGCGTAACTCTGAATTTTTATCATTATGGCAATGTCGGGAGCCAAGAAGATAAAACCAGTTTAATTGAAAGCGTGAAGCAGGCCGTAGTAGAGGGCCTGACTCGCGGTGGGAGGTAAAAATCATGCTGCTTCTTAAGGATGGCGAAAATACATTCAACCTTGCCGACAACGCTAATTATTTTTTCAGGCTTCAGAACGTTTCTGAGGAAACAAAAAGCCGGTTCGTTGACGTTCCCTACGCTCACGGATCATCCGAGACTGGAGACAAAACATTGGCAGAAAAGAAGATCGTTCTGGAGGGAACTATTGTCGGAAACACCGCAGAAGATTTGGACGATAAGATTTCGGCGTTGAAAAGCTTCATTTACAACACCGAGAATGATATCAAATTATTTTACCTGGCCAACCGGTATTATAATGTTAAAACTTTTACCAGCTCCCCAGCCAAGCCGGTGAAGCAAACCAATGGCAGGGCATCTGATTTCACGATTAACTGCACATGCGCTGACCCCTTTAAGTATGACTTTGTGGATGCATATATTTTGCGCTGCGGGGAAAGCCAGTTTTGGCTTGAGGGTTTTGACGCTATTTATCCAACGGATGGGGCAGGAAATAGAGGCAGAGCCAATCATAGGCTTGACGGAATGTTCGGAAGTTACGCAATGGCAGTAGAAAATTCCACCATAAATCTATTGTCTGCAAATCAGGCCAGCGTGGAGACTGACACCACGGGATTTACTTCCATTTCATCCACCTTAACAAAAGATTCTACGGTTTCTATGCACCGGAATAATTCTTTAAAAGTTGCGACAAGTGATTTAACCGCCAACGAGGGATTTTACACGACTGGAATATCTGCATCTGCATCGACTTCGTATACCGGTTCCTGCTACATAAAGGGGCCAGCGGGAGTCGTAGTAAAAATTTATCTTCGTGATAATACCAATTCAGCAGAGGGGACTAGGGTTGAGCATACTTTAACCGGTGGATGGGACAGGATACACGCTCATATCACGATTGGAGGCAGCCTTAGCACAGATTTAAGGCTATATGTAATTACTAAAAGTCAGGGTGATATTGACTTTTATTGCGATGCTCTGCAAATTGAAACTGGGCTATATGCTACCAGTTTTAGCTATTTAGTAAATCTTTACGGCTTGGCATATTACGACTGTCTTGCAGGGTGCGTAGCAAGCCAAGAAATGACGTTGTCTTTCAATTTCCAGCCAAATGAGAATTGGGGGATTTATACCTCATCTATAATTTCTACTAGAGCTTCAAGTTCCGGGGGAGGATTTCATTTATCTGTTGATGGGGCTGGCCTTCATTGGGATGTTTACGAAGCGAATGGAACTCCAAAACAATACACTTATGATTTCTGGTCTGCAAGCGACCCCGCCTTTTCCGGGAACAATATCGTTAATTTTACTATTTACATATCAGCCACAACCGCAAGGCTCTATATTAATGGAGTTTTACTCAGAACTGAAACCCCTTCCGTAGCTTTTGTAATTGTTGATGAAAATATGCAATTGGGTTATTCATCAAATATTCCGAAGGGGATATTTAACAATCTGGTTTTATTCTGGAATGACCAGACCGAAAATATTTCGGCTTGGCTGGGGAATAATTTTAACGCATATTTTCCGCGTAAGGGCTGGTGCGTAGCTTTCCACGAGGCCAGGAATGCAGATACTACGGCCACCAATCTGACTGCCGCTAATAACGGAAGCCGGCCAACTTTTCCCTTGATAGACTTCGCGGCTTTGGAGAACTGCTATCCCCTGGAATTAAAGAATATGTCCGATGGAAACGACATGTTTGTCTATTCGGATTTTTACCTAGTCAACGGGCAGACCGCGGAAATTAATTGCATTAACGCCACGGCCAGCCGTGGAACAGAAAACACGATCCAATACCTTGACGGGAAACCGCTGAGATTGTTGTCGGGAGCGAACACTCTGGCTTATAAAGGCCCAGATTGTGATCTCAGCGTAAAATTTCAAACGAGGGCTATATAATGGCGTTCCTGCTTGGCAGCAATAATTTAGGCACTACGGTTCTGAGAAAAAGCGAATTTGTTTTTCTTTTCGCTGACCTACCGTTTAACGAAGGGTACAATCTGTGCATTTATGACCGGGGCGAAAAGCGCGTAGCGTTGATTTCTTCTGCGTCAGACAAGCCGCAGATATTCTCTCTGCAATTTACCCTTGATGCAAACGGTTGCCAGGAATTCACTCTTGAGGTGGATAATGAGCTGCGGGAATATTTTGAGCATTCAAATCGCATTGACGTTCATCCATATTTTGATAAGGATCCCTGGTATTCGGGGATCATTGACGATACCAGTTTAAAGCAATCGGATGGGACTAAACTGGTGGTTAAAGGATCGGGTTTCTTCGATATCATAAAGGGGCTGCCGATTAATCGCAGCTTTGAGAATAAGGGGTTGTCTGAAATCATCGGTACCATCGCGCTTGACGATATCTCAAAGCAAAGCCGCATTGTTTACAACCCAGACATGATCAGCACCTCTGTATACCAGGTTAACAAGATTGAATTTTTAAACCAGGCGGTGGACAAGGCCTTGGAACAATTGGCCACGCTGGACGGAAATGCCCAATACGGGGTTAACGGAAAGCGGGAATTCTACTGGCTGCCTCAGGATGATAATCTTCATTGGTATAGATTTTTAGATCGGCAATTAAGTGGCGGTCTGACAGTCCAAACCGTGACGAAGGATATCTACAACAGGTTGTTGATTAAGTGCGGGAAACTCGACACGGAGAACAAAAATAATTATGCAGGGACGATTGAGGATGCCGTCAGCCGTGGGCGCCGTGGGCTTAAATGGAAAGAACTGACCGCTCCTGATGTCTTGGATACCGGAGACGCCCTCCGCTGGGGAAACTATGAGCTGCAAAAAATTAAGGATCCCGTGCAAAAGGCTACCCTTGAAGAAGTTGAGTTATGGCCGGATAGACGATTTCCTCCTGAGAAAATCGAGGCCCGGGGGAAAATCCGAGTTTATGATCATGACGGGGTTAAATACGATCTGCCGGTTGCGAAGGTGCAGTACAAAATCACCGGCGGGCAGACCATTTCGGTACGCCTTGAAATTGGATCACCTCAACCATCATTAGAGCAGATAGCCAAGGATTTTTATCTAAAAATCGCACGCGATACCGCCCTGAACGAACAGAATTTGAAGCAGATTTAAGGGGTTGATAATATGCACGAACTGATTGATGAGAAAAAAAATCAATGGACCGGGATTTACGAGCCGGAAAGCATTGTTGATGAGCTGATTTATGACCCTGCTGAGAACCCACTAGGGATTCAACTTGTCCAGAAGCCGCAATTGAATAGCCCGAGCACCACCACGGCCCAGATTATCGACAAGTTAAACGGAGCAATTGATGATTCGCAGACCACCCTCTCCTTGATAAACCTTACTTGGCATACCAACGGCGATATCATTCAAGTTGATAGTGAAAAAATTGCCTTGGTTAATTGCTCTTCCAACCCGGTTACGGTTACCCGGGGATATGGCGGCACTACTCCGGCGGCTCATGCTGACCAGGCGATTGTCCGCAAGTTAAACTCCATGGTAGAAGTGGCCGTGGTTCCTGCTGCCGGGCAATTTCAAATCAATTACGAAACTGGTCATGTCCGGTTTTCTTCTACCGATGCACTTAAAACGATCTATGTAACTTACCAGGGGCTCGGGACCATCGCCTGTAAGAAATATTTATCTGGGCCCGGCCAGTATTTAGGAACTGGAGAAGATGGCCCGCTTTATGTTGCGGCTGGAACCACTTTTGAAGTTGAGGGGGTAAAAAATTACACCGACGGTGTAATCGAGGGAACGGTAAAATACCCCGCCAACTGGACGAAGGTGATGGAGCTCCGCTTTACCGGTACGCTTCGGGTCAAAAACGGGGGGAAAATCGATGTAAGTGGCCAGGGTGCGGCAGGTGGAACAAGCGGAGGGGCTGGCACGCATGGAACATGGGGCGGGGCAGGGGGATGCGGCGGCGGATCGGCAGCCGGGGCCGGGGGAGATGCATTAACCACCGACCGCCTGGATTTGTTGATAGCCAGCGGGTTTGCTTCTTATCTCGCCGGGGGCGGAGTACACTCAGGCACTCGCAATGGAGCAGATTCTTACATAGGAACTCTTGCCACCGAGGCACTCAGGGCAATAATCGGAGGCGGCGGAGGGGCCGGAAAAAATGTAACCTCTAACGGCGGATCTGGTGGCAAAGGCGGGGCCATGGCCGTCATCAAGGCGCGAGTGATTATCGTTGATTTCGGCGGGGCTATACTGGCCAAGGGTGAAAATGGTGTAGATCATTCCACAAATGGCGGAGGCGGAGGAGCTGGGGGCGGCGCCTTATTGCTATTCCTTCAGTTGCTCGTTAACAATGGAACGATATCCGTTGATGGAGGTATCGGGGGGCTTTGCTTAACAATCCCTGGTGCCAACGGAGGCAAAGGAATTTTAAGAATTTTACAAATTTAGGCCTTGAGAACGGGCCTTTTTATCAGAAAGGATGCGGATAGCATGAGCCAGTTTATTACCCTTATCTGCGAAAACCTTCCAGAAAAAACATTTAAAGCCGGGGGTGGAGTCGGGATAGCTATTGTAACCTTGCTTTTTGGGGACATTACCCCAGCACTTTACGCCGTGGCTATTCTAATTCTTATTGATTTTATTTCTGGGACTTGGCGATCTGCCGCACAAAAAGAACTTAATAGTCAGAAGGCCATTGATGGATTGGCGAAGGCTTTTCTTTATGCGATGGTAATGGCGGCAGCTCACCAGATTAGTCATTGCGGGGAGATATTCTTGCTTATATCCGGTGGCCTAGTTGGATTAGTGGCAGTAACCGAGCTTATTAGCTTCTTGGAAAATTTCTTTGTTCTTTCGAAAATCTATAATTTTAACGCCTCTTGGCTAAATCCGATTTTCGACCAGCTAAAAGATTGCCAAAAACAGATGAGCGGGGAAAATCCTAAAACCCCGGAGCCCATAAAACCGGACGAGAAAAAATAAGGAGGATTAGACATGGGCAAAGGGCGGGTTTTCACCAAAGTTCCGGTCAAAAATATCAAATCGATCATCAAAGGGGGTAAAAAGCCGTGAAAGAAATGCTCTCAAAATACTTCTCCCGGGCCGAGGTTGCCTGCCGGTGTTGCGGAAAAGTAGGCCCGTACCCGGAGAATCTCAAGCGGCTCCTGGCGGCTGCTGATAAAATGCGAGAATTGGCAGGAAAGCCGGTAATAATTAATCCCAACCATTGTATTTATCGCTGCCCCGAACATAATGCCGCAGTAGGGGGAGAGGTTAACCCTCCGAGCTTTCATACTCAAGACCTGGCGATGGATTTCCACATCGAGGGACTCACTCTCTACCAGATGGCTGCCCTGGCGCAAAAAGCCGGGTTCATGGGCATCGGAATTTACATCGGCAAGGGATTCGTACATGCCGATTTAGGAACTTCCTACCCCCGGCGCTGGGTAGAATAAATTTAAGGAGGCCCAAAATGTTCAGCAAAAAAAATAACAGTAACTGCCCCTGGTGTGGGTGTAGCTCGGAAGAACCGCTCAAATATAAGGTTCTGGGATTCATCCCGGTGACCGGGCTGAATATCCCTGGAGTGGGATTTTTGAACCGTTTTAATTGGTTCGACAAAATCCCCATCGCCCTAGGCGGAGGGATTGTAAAATCAATCGCCATCGCCGCGGTTAAAAAACTTCCCCTTGCGCCGGGTATGATTTCGGAAATAGTGACTGCGATTCAGGGTAAACCCGATGCCGGATGCGCCATTGGTGCAGAGGATGTCGGCGATATGCTGATTTGTTTCAATTGCGGGAAGAAGAAAATCAAACTTGAAACCCCTTTCGGAGCGGGCCAATGAGCGACGACCCCAAGGGCTGCGAGGTTGCCTTTGAACTCGCCAACGAACCACGGGACGGCGGGGAAGCCCAGAGATTTTCCCTGCGCATGGCAGAGACGCGGCAAGCGGCAGAAGAGGCTGGGCAAATCGCCCGTGTAATCCCCGGAGAGGTGGCGGAATTTAAAACCAAAATCCTTCCGCTTGAGCCAGAAAACGGCTTTACCCCTCCCGCTATCGTCACCCGGGAAATGAAAGAATCCGAAGGGGTCGGAGGATCCCGAAATTTTAACCTGGAGGTTAAATGAGATGTCTACAAGCTATGCCTACGGAGAGTATATTTTTAAAACCCAGACTGCCGGGGACGATTGGGATCTAGCGGTAAATTTCCCCATGAATATAACCGGGTGGACGATAAGTCCAATACTGCTCAAACGAAAAATTGATGATCCGGACTCCGCTAAAGTTGCAACCATTAATCTCACCCGGGTAAGCGAAAATCCTGGCCGAGTGGTATATAATTTCACTTCAACCATAACCGCGAGTTTGGAAAAAGAGTATTACGGAAAGATCGTCACAACCAGTCCCGCCGGCAAGAAGAAAACTTGGTTTATCGGATTCTTGTCTTGGTGCAAAAGATAAGGAGGGAATATGGAAGAGGTAAACATCAATTTAGAAACTGAAGAGATCACCTTCACTATTGGCGATGACGGGCGGGTAAAGGTCAACGATGCAGATGCGGCCGCTGATTTTCTAATCAATAAAATCCTAGCCGGAGCCGGTATACAGGCGACGGTTCAAACGGGAGCCAACGGTGCCAAGACAATCACTTTCTCAGTTATTGGCGGAGCCGCTACCTGGGGAATGATTGTAGGAAATATTTTATCCCAGGCCGACCTGGCTCCGTATATTCAGGCTGTTGTCACCGCCTGGCTGGATACGCAGACTACCGACGGCCTGGCCGAGGGAACGACCAGCCAATATTTTACTAACGCTCGGGCCCAAGCGGCGTTTTCGGTAGCGGTCGGCTCGGGTTTAAGCCTGGCATCCGGAGTATTCGGCATTGCAACCGGCTATGCCATCCCAACGACTACCCAGATCAGCAACTGGAACACCGCCTACGGCTGGGGAAATCACGCCTCGGCTGGGTATGCGGCGGGGAACCACAACCATAATGATACCTATGAGGCAAAAAATAGCATTATCCAAGGCCACATTTCCAGCACGAGTAACCCCCACGGCGTAACGGCCACTCAGGTGGGGCTGGGGAACTGCGACAACACCAGCGATGCCAACAAGCCGATTTCTACCGCCCAGGGGATCGCCCTGGGAAATAAGGCCGACTTGGTGGATGGCACAATTCCCGCCAACCAATTGCCTTCCTATGTGGATGATGTGCTGGAATATACCAACTCCACCGGGTTCCCTCCGACCGGGGAAACTGGAAAAATCTATGTGGCTAAAGACACGAATTTGACTTATCGCTGGGGCGGTAGTGGCTATGTCGAAATTTCGCAGTCTCTCGCGATCGGGGAGACCTCCGGCACGGCCTACCGGGGAGACCGTGGAAAAACCGCCTACGATCATTCCCAGGCGTCGGGGAATCCGCACGGGGCTACCACGGACAATATCTCCCAAGGCTCGACCAACCAATATTTCAATGGCAAGACCCAGGACGATCTGCCCGACGGAGCCACTTACAAGCGATATCCCCTCACCGACCAAACCAAGCTGAGCGGGATCGAGGCGGGCGCGGTAGCACTTTCCACCGTCAAGGCCGATGCTGACATCGCGGATGCCATCAGCAAAAAGCATGCCCGCCAGCACGCGCTGGATTCGTCCTCCGATCATTCAGCGGCGGCTGAGGCCGATCGGGGGAAATTCCTCCGGGCTAACCCCACGACGGGGGCTGCAGAATTGGTGGACGACCCGACAACCCTACCCGGTGGGGCCAACCAGGAGATCCAATTCAACCAAAACGGCAGTTTCGCTGGAATTCCTTATTTTAGGTATCTCAGCTCTGTTGGCAATTTAGGGATAGGAACGTTCCCAGAGCAGTTGGACGCCTACACCTCGCTGTTATTGCATTTTGAGGGTGGCACCCTCGTGGACAGTTCCCCCTACGCGAATCCCCTGAATATAGAGGGGGACTTGCGCCTAACAACCAGCCAATATCAGTTTGGGGCACAAAGCATTTATTCCTCCGACGGCGGTAAAATCCAGGGAGATTATAAGTCGTACTATTATATGGGGGACGGAACTTGGACTTTGGATTTCTGGGTCAGGGTTGGATCATTCTTTGACGCGGACCTAATCACTAGATTCTCTGGGATGGGGAATGGGCTGCGAATTATAAATTCGACCTCCTTCGGGGTGAACTGGAGTCAGATTGTAAATGTCCCGGAGATGGCGATAGACACTTGGTATCATGTGGCACTAGTCAGCATTGCGGGGAGCGGAGCGTTTTATTTGAATGGAGTAAATCGGGGCACGTTCAACGCTACTGGGTGGACTGGAACCTCAGAGATAAAATTCTGTGGTTATTCCGGAGCCTATTTCGACGAATTCAGATTTTCAAAGGGTGTAGCTCGCTGGACAGCTGACTTCACGCCACCGACGGCGGCGTACTCGGCGGAACTGGCCATCCAAGAGGCCCTACATATCGGCGACACTTCGCCGAATTCCCCCCCGGCATTTAAAATCTCTAACGATGCCCAGGGGTTTCGTACTGTTGTAGACGGGGCAGATGGGGATAAATTCAAACTCCAGGACACTACGGATTCGAATGCAAATATTTTTACGGTCGAGCCGGGAACCCAGGTGATGACTTTCGGGGCCATGCCAATGACTCCCAGCTCCGCTCCAAACGCTGACTACCAGACTGCCAACAAAAAATATGTAGATGATCAGCTGGGCGCCCGCCTGCACGCCCCGGTCACGTCAGATCCCGATGGCAGCCTGGAAGGAACCGCGGGAATGATGGTGGTCTGGATGGATTCCGGTACTCCGAAGCTCCGGGTTTGCACCGGCGGGACGAGCTGGGCAGCACCGAGCTAGTTTTTGTGGCAGAAACCAAAATCCCCTTCGGTCACCCGAGGGGGATTTTTTTTGTCCGAAAGAAAGAATCAAACTGCGTGACAAAAAATATCAAACTGGATGTCGCGTTTTCAGCCCCTGGCGTACCGGTAAACCACCTCAAAAGTTGTTATGCCTTTGTCTGATTTCGGACAGTCCACCCTCCCGGCACTCTACTTAAGTAAAATCGGGTCTTTCAAGCCAAGGCCCGTTCTTTGTTTCAAGGCTGCATTCCCGAGCAATCATCTCCACCTTGCCTCCGCCTGCCCCCCAAAAAACCGGCATTGTATTTTTCTTTAATTTTCATTACAATTAAATCATAAAACTATCGGGATGTTTTCATGAGGTGGAGATGAAAAAACGCGGGTTTACCATGGTGGAAGTGATCATCGTGGTGGCGGTTATCGCAGTCCTGGCTTCTATTCTCATTCCTAAAATGAGCGGAGCCAGGAATAAAGCAGCCCTGAACGCCTGTAAGACCAACCTGAGGCATATCGGCATAGGAATGGATATGTATGCCAACGACCATAATGGAAAATACGTCCCGGACAGTTCCAACCGGGATGTCGGTTATTTAGTCACCGACGGATATTTAAAAGCTGTACCCTTGTGCCCCATCGGTAATCCTTATCTGGTGATCAATTACGGGGTGGGAAATTGCCCCAACGGAACTCCGGCGGTACTTTGCTGGAACTGGACCGGCAGCAACCCCAACGGGATTCCTCACCCGGGAATTCACGTCAACTGCCCATTCTACTGGCCCACCGGCCATATCGAAGAAACTTTTTAA